CGCGACTTCGGGCTACTACAGCCCTGCCGCGACTTCGGGCGACTCCAGCCCTGCCGCGACTTCGGGCAACTCCAGCCCTGCCGCGACTTCGGGCTACTACAGCCCTGCCGCGACTTCGGGCGACTCCAGCCCTGCCGCGACTTCGGGCGAAGAGTCCATCGCCTGCTCCATTGGCGTCCAAGCCACAGCGAAGTCAGCGCTCGGCAACTGGATAGTGCTGGCAGAATATAAAGAAGGCACGCGAGAAGTGCTGACGGTTAAAACGGCCAAAGTGGATGGGAAGAAACTTAAAGCAGACACGTTTTACAAACTCAAGAAGGGCAAGTTCATTGTCGTAGAGTAACCGCGGGGCTGCCAAGGAGGAATAAGTTGAGCGCACCATATTTTGATCCGACGATCCCGATTATCAGCTTGTGGGCACCATGGGCGAATTGGGTGATTCTTGGCTGGAAAACGGTTGAGACGCGGCGACACAATAAGCTAGCTGGGCTAGATGGGAAAATTATTGGCATCCACGTCACACAGCAGTGGGATGACTCAGCCATTGACGCAGCACGGCCGTATCTTACGGAATCACAGCTTTACCGGACGAGTTGCTTCCTGCGAATTGGAGGCGCGATCCTCGGAACTGCTCGCGTCAGGTGGACCAGTAAATCACCTCTCGGCCCAGAATATGCCGCCGCTGCGCTCATTGAATGCGATACGCCCCGCTACGGGTTGGGCTTAGGAAATCCACAGATAATCGAAGCGATTCCGTGCCGAGGAAAGCAAGGGATCTGGTACTACAGAGATGTAGAGCTGGCTGGGAGCGAGCAGAAGGAGAAGCGAAAGTGAGCGTGTACTACAACGAAAACGATCCATTTGCCGCTTCTTGGTTGCAGGAACTCATACAGCGTGGGCTGATCGCCGAGGGGGATGTGGATGAACGATCCATCGCAGACGTGGACGCCGCCGACGTTCGAGGATACGCGCAGTGTCACTGGTTCGCCGGCATCGGAGGATGGAGCTATGCGCTCAGACTCGCTGGATGGCCGGACGACGAGCCCGTGTGGACCGGAAGTTGCCCCTGTCAGCCGTTCTCGGCAGCGGGAAAAGGTGAAGGCTTTGCCGACCCCAGACACCTGTGGCCTCAGTGGTTCCGGCTCGTCCGCGAGTGTCGCCCTGGCGTCGTCTTTGGCGAGCAGGTTGACAAGGCGCTTCAGTGGCTCGACCTTGTTTCGGGAGACTTGGAAGGTGAAGGTTACGCCATCGGGGCGGCAATTGTGGGCGCACACAGCGTCGGGGCACCGCACCGGAGACAGCGGATATATTGGGTGGCCGACTACGGGATCGAAGGATGCGGACAAGTCTGTGCGGTCGATGGAGGGAGCGGAGAAGGAAGCCGCGCGGAGGGGATGGGGGAACGATTTGAATACAGCAGCATTGTCGGCGTGGCCCTCCCCGATGGCAGGCACTCCAGCGCAGAAGGGGTACAACGAAGCGAGGAACAACGATTCGAGCCGGAGGACGGTGGAGCTGGTAGCGAGTTGGGCAACTCCGAGAGTGGGGAACAACAACGGCTATGGGAACCCGATTCGGTCGAACGACAAAATGTGTCGCTTGGAAGATCAGGTTCACGGAGTATGGATCAGCCCCCAGGTGAAGGATTGGCGCTCAGGACAGGGGGAACGGTACTTGGAGGGCAAGCACGCGGTATCGCTGAACGACCAAGCGACCTTGACTCATGGCGATCGCCAGAGTGGCTCCCCTGTCGGGACGGAAAATCGCGGCCAACTCAACCCGGCCTTTTCCCGCTGGCTCATGGGATACCCGGTCGAGTGGGACGCCTGCGCGGATACGGCAACGCAATCGTCCCGCAAGTTGCGGCGGAATTCATCTGGGCGTATTTAGACGTGGCTCGGGAGCGAGCGGGCTTTAGCGCAGCAAAAAGGAGAGAAATGAAAATCGCTGAGAACGTTGCGAAGCGCGTAGGGCAGCAAACGGTTGCGGTCGCCGGTTTATGGTTGCGAAAGATGGGCGATCATGCCGAGATGCTGGCCGAGAATCCAGCTACAGGCGAATGGGTGCTGTTGGTTTCAACGCAGATTGAGGGCCAGTTTTCACACATCTATGAGCCGTCTGGGATCGTTGCCAAGTTCGGACCTAATCCAAGCGATCCCAATCCCGTAATAGGCAGGTGCCTAGCATTCGGCCACGGACTCACGGATCATGCGCAGAATGGTTTCTGCCGCGATTGGAAGCCGCTTAGCGAAATCGATAACGACTAAATTCTGACTGGTCAAAAGGGAGGTAGCTAAGATGGCCCGCTGGCTGATGCAACTGTTCTGCTGGCACGAATGGCGTTACTTTTTTACGGAGCCCGATTATCCAGAATTAGATTACCGGAAGTGCGGCAAGAAAGAGTTGACCTGTATTTAAATGAGTGGGGGAGCGCAGGGAGGGGCGGAAATGAGCAAGAGCGTGTTTCCGGTGCAACAAATTAACCGTCGTAAGATTCGCACGGCACTGATCGGCCAAGGTCAGCGTATGAGCAACTGGCTGTACAACATGAAGCAAAGCAGCAAAATTCCAGCCGACATTCGAGAAGAGATGCGGTGGCTGCAAGAGGGATGGGACAGAATCGTCGATGAGGGGAAAGGGGATGCCCGCTGATGGCCCTCATAGGCAACGATTTCATCACGGTCACATATCCAGAAACGGTACGCTGCTCGGAGTGCGGCAAGAAGATCACGGCGGGGCAGCCTGTCCTCGTCTCCAAGAAGGGCGGCAAGGTCCGCAAGCGCATATGCGGCGAGGAGTGCAGGCTAACTTTCGATGCGAGAGTCTGGGAAGATTTTGCACGACGGAGGGACACCCGCTGATGGCTGCCACTTGCATAGCCAAACTTCTTAATGCTCCATACTTCTCAGAGATTGATGGGCGCAAGCTATGCCAAGGGCAGATGCTCGTATTGCCCGGATTTTGGATGACGGCCAGCGACGGGAATCTTGACGCGCATATCTGTGAAGTGCACGCACGCATCGCACTAGAAACACTCCCTCACACCAGTTATCTATCTGAGCAGTTGCGGAGGGTACGATGAGCGAAACGCGCAAGCCGCGACGAGCCTACTGCGGGAAGAGTCGCCCCGTAAAGAAGTACGATCACGTGTGTACTCGCCCTCTTCTCCATCCAGGTCGATGCTTGTGTAGTTGCGGCGTTCGCTTTAAGCCGACGCATCCTTACAGGGCCAAAATCACGTCAATTACATGTTTGGTGCTCGGAGGAAATTATGACTGAGATGACAGACAAGAAGCTGTACACGCTCACGGAAGAACAGATATTCAGCGCTGCAAGAGTTATCAGATGCAGAGGAGATGCCAATTATGGATCGTCCGAAATCGCGATGATAATCAAATCGCATGCGGCGGAGGCGCGGGAGGGATCACTGCCCCCAAAGGGCCTGATAAAGCACATGGTCGAGCGGTTTCTTGCATGGAAATTGCCTGAGAATTTCAATCCCGATGGCGGAATCAGCTTTACCCCGGTGGTCAATGCGCATCGTCCAGAATGGACGTACAAAAACGAACCCAGCGGTACTAATTTACTGGATTACACGCAAGCTGAGCAGATGGTCCGACATATGCTAGAAGGCGCTTCGTTGGCGGAGGGCTCACTGCGGACGCCAGCGGCCCCAACGTGGATCAGCGTCGAGGACAGACTGCCTGAGTTCGCGGGAACTTACATCGTGGCGGTTGATGGACGGGGAGATGATGGGGAAGAGTATATCAGCTCGCTTCCTGCCGATTGGTCTATCAACGACAAGCGCTGGCATGATTTGCGGGGATGGGGACACGACGAAGTGACGCATTGGATGCCACTTCCTAATTCCCCGGCGAGGGGCGAGGCGTCCCAGCCTCTCGATCCGACCGAAGAATTCCTGCCCGATCCGAAGCGAACGCGGCGACTTTCGAGGATAGAGGCCCAGCCTGCTCCGCAACCAACGCCGCCGCTCGCCACTTTATGCGGCGCACCGATCCAGTTGGCGGGGTTGCCCGCAGCTTCGCCGTGTAAGAAAGAAAGTGGGCACTCCGGGCCGTGTGATCCGTGGACATATCAGCACTCGGCGGCAGAGTCTCCAGCGCAACCCTCGCCGGGTAAAATCTGCAAGCAATGTGGGAAGCCGTTTACGGACACAACTATGTGGCAACTGAGGGTAAGTTGCGATGAGTGCACGTTTGGCGAGGCAGCGGCTTCGCCCAGCCCCACCGACACTCTGGCCCGAGCAGAGAAGGACGAAGGGCTGTACGACTTGCCCACGCCAGGGAACACGGAGGAAAAGTGAGCGACCGTGAGGTGGTTTTCTGGGGAGCCATGCGGGTTGGGGCGATGACTCGTAAGGCTCCGTCTGGGGCGAGAGGCCGCCGCGTGCAGATTGCCGCAAGCGCCGCACAGGATGCGTTGCCGTCGCTGATCGGAAGGCTTCTGACTTGTAACCATGACGGCATAGTCTTAGGCCGGATTAACCGGGTCCGATTATGCGGAGAGTGGTTATTCATCGCGGGGTCGGGTAAACGGGATTTGCTGAGGCTTCGCCATCAGGGATTGTCATGGAAGGCAAAAGATTGCCAAGTGTGCTGGCGGTCGAACACGGTGCGCTCGTTCTCTCGCTGGGATGATGTGGCAGTTGTAGTCAATCCCGCATCCCATGGAACCATGCTCAAAGTCATCGCAGATCGCAAATCGTGGTGGAGGAGATTGCTCGGTTAGGCTGACCCGATTTCGCCAAAGGGAAGAAAGGAAAGGAAAACGATGAGCGAAGAGTACAAGAAGTATCGCAGGACGCAGATTGCAGAGATGGCCGACTGGGAGCCGGGATTCGATATGAGCGGAGTTTCTGTATGCGCCCATGACGCTCAGAACGGATCGCCCAAGACTGGGGACAAGATCGCCCGCAACCCTGCCAACCATGCTGACCGATGGCTGGTAGCTAAGGAATATTTCGAGGCGAATTTCGCTGACTTTTAAGACCTTCGCTCGGGTCCGAATAGAGCGGGAAAAGAGGGAATGGGAATGGCCAAGAAAAGCATGTTACAACTGGGTGAGGATTTGAGTTCGCCAGACATAAGTAAATCGGAATTAACGCACGATGAAACGCTCAGAGCGAACGCCTTGGCGCTGGCCTGCCGCTATTACGTAGAGACAATCTGCAAGGACGGGGATCTTTACCGCGAACTGATCCGCGACAACAAAGTGCTGAAGCCCGCTACCTACGTCGCAGTTATTGAAGTCGCCTGTTCTTTTGAAATGTTCATTCGGGGAGAACTTAACAAAACCGCCGATGCTGTTGTCGGTGGAGCGATGGAGTTCGAGGCCACAGTCGCGGAGCAGAAACTAGCCCATGAGAAGCATATGGAAGAACTGGATGATCTCACCAAGGCGGACAGGGAGATTCCTGTTGCAGCGAAGTAATTGATTTCTTTCCTCGGCTACTAGGCTGAGGGGAGGAGACGTGCGCTCCGTCGAAGAGTCGCAGAGAGGAGGTGCCAATTGACAAACAAACAAAGGAAGACAACGTTAGCATGGGGTTCCCGATTTGGGACGCTAAATTTGTCGCTACGGATGGTCGGATTTGTGGCTTTCAACCTGACTATGGCGACAATACTACTACATACAAGCGTTTCGTGGTCGGATGCTCAGATAAACCATCTTCTAACGATTGACCGCGCCTCGTAGGCCCCGTATCGAGGGCGGAGAAGTATCACGGGGCGCACGCCATAGCATGGAACTGGGAAGGAAGGAAATGGCAATAGAAACGCTCGAAGATATTGTTGAGAATTTGGCGGACAAGATTGGCGTCTACGGTGCTCACGATGAGGAAAATGAAGAGGTCTGTGACGTGCATCCGTGCCGCTGCTGCTGGACCAGTAATCTCATAGAGCGTATCTGGGCAGCCGTAAGGACTGAGCAGGCACTAGAACGCGGGAGGGCTTTGTGACCGAGGAAGAGGACAGAATCAAAGCTGCCAAGGAATCATTTCAGAATTGGGCCGAGATGCGCGACCTCGACAAGTTCGGCGGATACGATACTGTTCTTGATTGGACGGTAGAACGGGATAGAGCCTGGAATATATGGCTCGCCGCACACGAATCCGGGGCCGAGTTTGCCCGCTCCGAGCGCGAAGTCGCTGACACGTCAGTTCCGATCATTCAACGGCTCAATGCTGAGAATGCGGAACTACGGAAGGACTCCATCCAACTTAATGAACAATTGAAGTCCGAGCGCGAAGCCGGCAGGAGAGAGGGACTGCTTGAGTGTGCAATTGCTATCTGTGAGTGGTGCCGCTTAAATCGGCCATTCGCGGAACCTATCTATGGGCGAAGCTATGAGATGTGGTACATCCCATTTCCTGAGCACCCTGAGGATTCGCAGAGAGTGCGATGCCAAGCTGAATCAATTCAACAGGTATTGCGGGCGCTAGCGGACAAGGGTCATAATATACTTGCGGAATCAACCCAAGGGGGCACGGGTGTAACCTCTGAAAGGTTGGTAACGCTAATGGAACTGCTGCGGGTATATGCCAATCGGTATGCCGACTTTGCATATCAACTCGAACTGAGTTCGAATCTCCTGGACACATCCGATATATGGGCTCCCCAGAACAAAGCGACCTGCGATTTCATAAGAACGCGATTGGAAGCACTGGCCGTCATGTGCATTGAAGGGGATCTTCCTGTGACGGCCATACCGATTGGAGCCGGCCTGATTGCATTCAAAGAGCATAAAGCCACGAATCCCGTCCTCAAGCATTTGTTGACCACGATCAGGGAGAGGCTTGTGGATGAATTATCTACCAAATTGTTTTTTCAGTTGCCACATTCTAGGAAGGAATTGTTCGAAAACCCTCTCAATAAGTGGAGTGAAGTTATCGAACGATTTGCAGGATGCAGTTTAGATGTAGGCGAAGCCTCAAAATGCTTTGCTCTATCTCGCTACGCGGCTTGTGTGTTTCATTGTGTGCAAATCATCGAACATGGCCTTTTAGAGTTAGGCACATTCCTAAGCGTCAATGATCCCATCTCTGGATGGACTGCTGTAGCCAATGAACTTAAGAAAATAATCAACAAGAAACACGATCAGCGAAGTGATTTTGAGAAGAAACATTTCCAATTCATTGAGCAGATGCAGGGGACCGTCGAAGCCTTAAAAAACGCATGGCGCAACAAGATCAGCCATGTAAGCGGCCAACGGTTGCTCTTGGTTAGCAGTGAATTCACTCCTGATACGGCAGAAGAAATTATGACGGCTACTCGCGCTTTTATGCGACGGTTGACGGAGAGTTTACCTAATGAAAAATAGTTCCGAATTTGAAAATTTCGATCAAACGATGCGAAAGCTGATGAATGTTCCGCATAGTGAGATCAAGGCCAAACTGGACGAAGAGAAAGCGGAGAAGAAGGCGCGGCCAAAGAAAAGAGGGCGGCCGACGAGTTGCTTAAAAAGATGGACGTATCAAGCCCCGGCAATGCCGGATGGGAAGGGCGCTTCTTTGAACTGCTGATGTTGTTGGCTGAGGTTAAATGACTCGCGGGCGCTGATCTTCCCATTACTAGGACGGAGGGGAACCAAGCATGAGAACGGCCGCATATTTATCGCCGGATCGACGCTATCGCTACTGGCTGACTCGGATTTGGGACGACACACTTCCCATGATGTGCGTGATCGGCTTGAACCCAAGCACGGCCGACGAAAATGCTGACGATCCGACGATTCGGAAATGCATCGGGTTCGCCGCGCGGTTAGGATTCGGCGGACTGCTAATGCTCAACGTGGGTGCATATCGGGCAACCGATCCACGTGAATGGCTTAAAGCTGTCAATCGTTTCGGCCCAGAGAACACGCCGCAGCATCTTCTTGAATACATCGCGCAGAACTCCGTGTGCTTGCCTCCCGGCGACATTCCAACAAAGGGCGTTACTCTAGTTGTGGCCGCATGGGGCCGAAACGCCGCTAAATATCACCCGGCAGTACGTGCACTGGAAATCGTCCGTGCTATCCCCGACCTTAAGTGCTGGGGCAGAAACGCAGACAGAACGCCACGTCATCCGTTGATGCTGCCCTACACAACAAAACTAGAACTTTATGAGTTGGAGGGCAAAAAGGATGGCCGCTAAGACACTGCTGGAAAAATACAGCGCTCCTGAAAGGACAATAATGCATTTTGATTCTGGCTTTTCTGTCTTAGGCTCGCTACCCGAGTTTTCGACAGATGACATCAAGAACGAGCCGATGCTGTTTTCGGCAGATTTGAACTATGCGATAGATCACGGAGGGCCGATTACTCAAGCGTTCTTGCGCGGGCTAACGGGGATGCCGACATCATGCATAATCGACTCCCGCGTACACATGCTCATGACGGGCTGGTATCCGTGTATTCCGGGATGGCATCTGGATGATGTTCCGCGCACCCGACCGGACGGCCAGCCAGATCACGCGCATCCAGCTTACAAATCCTACAATGTGATGGCCCTCGTTGGGGATACCAGTGTTACGGAGTTCATCGACGGTAGGCTGGACCTTCAGGATGTGGGGCTATACGAGGGAGCCGTATACGGGCAATGGAACGCCAGAATCAATGACATGCTGGCGCAACCTAACTGCAATATCGCTATCCGGCAAGTGCCTCAAAGGGCAGTCCTCCACTTCGACTACGGAGCGTTTCATAGAGGTGTGCCAGCAACAAAGAACGGCTGGCGGTTCTTCATTCGCGCCAACTACAATACTGCCCGCCAAATCAGGAACGAGATTCGTAGGCAGGTACAAGTCTATCTTCCCGTTCCAGAATGCGGATGGTGAAATGAAATCCTTATTCATTGTGATGGCGCTGCTGCTGACGGGAACTGTGGCTCAGACTAAACGGCCGACGGTACCTGTTGGCGCAGACGCGATCTACGTCGATTCCGCCCACAAGTGGCAGTGCATTACGAATGGCGGGACTCCTCACGAATGCACGGATGCGGAGATTCTGCATGTGCTGCCGAAGCCTGAGCCGATGGACGTTCCAGCGATCAGCCTGCATGATGTGTTCTGTCGTCAGCAGGCCGAGGATATTTTGAACGCGGAGCGCTACCCGGAGAACGATCACGCTTGCCTCGACGGGGGAAGATCGTGGCGTCGCATTCGCTATATTTGCCTAGACAAGTCTCGCATCCTGCTGACGGACGAGGGCGGCGGCAAACATTGTGTAAAGTTTCCGAAGGAGCAACCATGAAGCTCTTACCCGTTGTACTCGCGCTGGGGATCGGAACTACGCTGTTAACTGGCTGCACATCCGACCCTGTGGGGACGAACGCCACGAACAACAAAAACTTCACTGTTGATTTATTATTCGAAAACGACGGATGCCGCGTGTATCGCTTCGCGGATGGCGGTCAGTTAGTTTACTACGCGAATTGCGGGGCACGCACACAAACATCGTGGGATCGTTCGTGCGGCAAAGGCTGCACTACTCGCGAAAATGTTTCTACTTGGGAGGGTCAATGAAGCTCGCCACCGCTCTGCTGCTGGCCTTGATGCTGGGGTGCCAGAAGCCGCAACCGCCGCTCATGGTTGGCGTAGTCTACATGGTCCGTGGCGACCAGATGGGTGCAATCGTACTACTGGTCGAACACGGAAAGAAGCATGGGGCATTATTCGAGTGCAATTTCGATAATCTTCCGATGAAGGATGACCTTGTGGAGGTCAGCGCAACAAGTGCAGGCAAATGTCACGATACCGGAATCTCGTACAAACGCTGACGGCTTACTTCCTATATGGGCCAGGTACATCCATTCGGCCCCACTTAGCCCTTGTTGGCCTTCTGTATCGCCGCATTCATCAGCTTGAGCTTCTTCGCATTGGCCCGGTTCATGCGTGCGGCCTTAGCCTGCGTAGCCGCTGCGCTGGTTCCCATGCCTACTGAGATGCCTGATTGAAAGAACCAGCCTTGGTTGGGCTGCCCGATAACCGAAGGACCGAACTTACCATATCCGCCTTCGAAAAGGTTAATCGTGAATTTCCCTTGCCCGGTAGTGTCGTAGTTGAGGCCGAAGCGTGCCAAGGCAGCGACGGACTGCGTGCTGGTCCCATTGAGTTGAATCCTGCCCAATCCGGCGGCACCGTTCAGGTAAGGCTCGATCTTGCCGCAACTGATGCTGGTAGGGGCTAAGAGCTTTTCCAGTGCCGAGATGCCGCAGAGGTTGTACTGAGCCCCGCCAAGGTAGCCTGTATAGCCCGCGCCGGGCATGGCGAGGACATCCGCCCTGAGAGCGGTATTCGTGGTGAACTGGGTAGTAAAGGCCGTAGAGAGGGCTGAGGCTTGGCCGTAAGGCTGGCCGCCCAAGAAATTCAAGGTAACTTGAAATTGCGGAGCGTTCGTAGGTGCCTGCGCCAGCAATGCCCATGGCAGAGCCAGCCAGACTGCGAGTAGCGCGAGTTTCTTCATGTAGTCTCCTGTTCAGCTACGACCAAAATATCATGGTCGGTTGAATTCCAAAAGAGTTCTCTTACGTCCCGCGACATCACGATGCAGCCTTCTGAAGCGTACCCCGGCCGGGAAATCAAGTCTCCATGCATCATGAAGCCAGAACGCCCGAATGTCTCGGTCTGCTGGTACGGTTCCAGCCGGATCGCGTAGGGGCCGTGCGAGGTCGATTCCGGTATTAGTTCTACTGCCTGCCACAAGCCTTGCGGAATAGGCCCCTGATCCACCTGCGCTTGCGCTGTAGCGTCGTTTACGAAGGGAGGCTGCCCAGAGTACCCTTTGCCCTGCGACGTGCCTGTAGGGTCCGTAAAACGACCGGATGACTGCTCGTATAGCCAGCTCACATTCCCCTCGCCTTAAACTTGTGCGCCATGGCCTTCTCGATTTCTTCCCGCATCATCTTCTCCAGCACGGCATTGCGGCGGTTCATCACCTTCTCCACAATCTCTTCAAAGGCTCGCAGCCAGTAGTCCGGGGGCTTCTCTCCGCTGGTCCCGTTGCCATTGCCATTCTTAGCCTTGCCGTTCCGCAGAATCGGGCCAAGGAAGTTGAAGACCTCTCTCAGAATGACGAGCGCCAGCGCCGCCGCCCCGAGGGATTGCCCGGTTTCTGGGCTCACAGTCCAGGGGGATGGTCCCCTGTATCCCAGGTCGTCGCCGTCTGATCCCCTTCGGTCGGAACATATAGCGTGCCGATGCCCTCGAAGTTGTAAAGGTAAATCGCCGTGTCCCCGAAAAGATGGATATAGCTTCCCGCTTTGCCGCCGTCCAAGCCGCTCCACCATGCGTACTTGCCAGACCTTACTGCCGCCACCGCGCTTGAGTAGTTCATTGGCCCTCCCGCCAATCGATGAATTTAGGCGAATGTGGGTATCGCCTGACGCTCATCCCGAGATTGTGAGCCGCTATGCTCATGCCCTCTGGGGTATTCACGAACTTTATACTCTCAATCGTCATCCCAACATCCCAGCCTAGCTTCAACTCCGAGCCATCGTGCTTGAACTTAATATCGAACGGATTGCCGCCGCGGACCCACTGCACTTTAAAATTCCACGGGTCGTAGACTTCGAGGACATTGAAGCCGGTCCATGTATCCGGTATGGTTGCTTCATACTTCGCCAGTTTCAATTCCAGTGTGCTAATTTGCCGATGATCTCGCAGAGCCAGCCATCCCGTCATACCCCAGCTAACGATGATGATTGAAAGAAACATGCCATAGCCGCGCACATACCCCTTATCACCGGGAGGGATATTCTGGGGGCGGGAGTTTGCAGGCCGGGAAGAGGGGTGCCACGGCAATTTTAATGTCACTAATTTCATAGCCGTGGCGCTCTTTATTGGCGTCCATTTTCTTACCAAGTTCGAGAATGCCATTCGCCATGGCAGCCGTGTCATCGTCACGACGTTTGAGATCCCGGCGCAAAAGCCAAGTAAGAATAGACAAAACAATCCCCACTCCGCTAGCGATAGCCATTGATGCAAGGTGAATTCCTTCCCCGCGAACCTGAGAAGCCAAATCGCCATCCAGCAGCATAGTGAATTGTGCATCCATTCCTCCCCCTACTTGCATGACGAAGTGAATCTTGTTCCAGAATCCGAACAAGCCTAGCTTGTAGGCCGTGTGACCGGAGACTGCAAAGCATGCAAGATGACGCCCCAGATCGCCAGAATGGCCGCCGTGTAAGCCGCATGCGCTGCCGCAATGGTCTGAATCTGCGGAGTGAGGGCAGTAGCCAGAGCCGCCAGCACGGTTAGAATCGAAGGCCACCATTTCTTGAGCAAAGCTGTGAATTTGTTCATTGTTTTCTCCTGTGAATTTAACTGCCAGTGAAAGTAATTGTAAAGGCCGTCAAGGCCCCGGTAGCCGTAGGCGTACCGCTCAAGACACAAGACGTGCCGCTGGAAGTAAGCGCCAGCCAGCTTGGAAGCGATCCTGCCGCTACAGAGCAGGTTACCGAGGTCTTAGGCCCAATCGTTGCCAAAGTGACGCTGTAGGGCGTTCCTAATGAGATTGTGGGCAAAGTGCAGGCTGAGAAGGCAGGACTCGGCCCCGGCTGGCAGGAAGTAGTCCCAACCGTGATCGGAGCGAAGCCCCAGACGGCCGCCGTGAATTGCCCGCTAAGAGTGACCGTCCCTTGCGTTTGGGCATGGGCCTGCGCTTGGGCGAGGCCAGCGAATACGAATACAGCGGCAATGAGTAGCAGTTTTCTCATAAATCTCCTATTGAAGTACGTCCACGTTCAGCGTGTAATTGCCCACCAGAGAAATATTGGCCCCGATACTCAGGCCATCATCCCCAGCATTTAAGAGCGGTCCTGAAGTCACCGCAAACTGACTGGCCCAGTTTGAAACCGTTGCCGGAATGGAATTGTTGTAATTCACCATGCCGAGAGATGTTGCCGCGGCATAGAGCTGGGTATGTCCTCCCGGCCAAGTCTGAGTATTGGCCGAGAATCCATAGACCGCGTTGTAATCCCAGATAGGAGCGTTCCAGCAGGTATTGATGACGCAAGATGGAGTATTTCCCGCCCCGGTGCAAGAGCCTGTGCAAGATCCCGAGACACTGTATTTCACGCTCGCACTTAACGGTGCGGGAGTCTGGAGTACGATGTCAGTATTATCCGTGCAGACTGCAATGATGTAATTGATTGAATTGATGGTGATCTGCGTGCCCTGGCCCCAAATCGTGGTGCAAAGGAATTGCCCGCCAGACACCCAAGTCACCGTAGTGCCCGAGCCTGTGACGCTGACGTTGCCTGATACCGTACCCGCTCCGCCCGCATTCCCAATCGGAGGCGTGGAGTTTCCATTGCCAATGATCGAGTCTTTCCAGACCATTCCGTACTGCCCGGAAGGGTTCGTCTGCGGGCCGCCGGTCAAGAGAATGACGCTCTGGTTCTGACTCAGCCAATCGTTATGGATGAAGTGGATATTGCCCTGAATGAAATTCGGCGTTGAGCTTGTCGCTCCCGGACTGCCTGACCGGATAGCCTGAGTTTGCTGTGGCACATTGCTGTAACAGGACACGGCGTTCGCCGTCAGATTCAGATAAACATAAGCACACGTCAGGGTAGGCGATCCCAGTTCCGCGATCACATTGTCATGGAAGATCATCGTATTGCCCTGATAGGCCGTGCCGCCCGTCGTGGCAATTGCGTTCGAGACTCCAAGCCCTACATTTGTATCTGAAGATCGGTTGTAGCGATAGATCAAGTTCGTAATCTGGGCGCTGGGTGCGATATTGGATTGATCTTTTGGAGTAACGAGTAACGAGGCTCCAAGCTGGTCTACGGTGTTCCATGAGTTCGAGCAGACGTTCCCTTCCATCAAAACGTAGCTGCCATTCTTGAACTCGTTGCAGTTCTTTGTCGTGAACGGAAGTCCTCCAGTAGGCAGAGGACCGCCGCCATTGTAGGACGAATCCAGAGGATTTTCGGTCAGAGACGTATACTTCCAGTTTCGGCGAATCTCCCAATTGACCGGGAGATACCCGCCAATGGTCATATCAATGCTTGAGTCCGTGCAGCCGGCGGGAGGGCATACAATCGCTGAAGAAACTGGGAAGGTAAACGTATCGTTCGTGTTCGTTGTCGTCGTGCAGCAGGTCACGGTCTGGTTTTGATTGATGCCGTTTGAAACCGAGCCTCCGGGCCAGAGGGTTGAGCCTGCCATGAACTGCGTTGAAGTGCCTGAAGGAATACCGCAAGTCACCGCGCAAATTCCAGTGATCAGGGCGCTGATTCCCGGAGTCAAAGTCACCTGAGTTAGAAGAAATCCTTGGCCGCCTCCACCAAACAGGAAGCCTTGATTCGAGGTGCCGAAGAAGTTGTCTACGAGTTTGTACGTGCCGGAATTTGCGTCCGTATTCGTCTGCACTGCCCCGGAGACACAGTGTTCATCCGAGGCTTCCCCAATGGTGATGTAGCTTTGCAAGTCCCAGCAGAAAGAATCAATCATGGCGATGTGGTCGGTATCGCCAAGCTGAAGCCCTTTGCTGGTTTCTGCCCAGGTATCGCCCTGAATCATGATGCGATCGAAGATGATGTTATTCACTCCGTTCTGCATCGAGATCATGATGTCCTGCACCGCGTCATTTCCAACCACGCCATTGCAGTTATTGTTCGCGTAAGAGTTGCAAATGTTTGGCGTCGGAGAGCCTACGGCAATCAGTTCGCCGCCAGAAGAAGTGGAAGCCGTGCAAGAACCCCCAGCCTGGGTGTAGCCAAAGGTGAATGACCCCGTGGTCGCCGTCAGGGAAGTCAGTGTTACCGACCCCGAGCTCATGTTAAAGCTGGTATCCGTCACGCCTGCCACAAAGACTGTTAAACCAGCGGAGGGAACGGGATTCAGAACCTGGCTGAAGGTGTACGTCCCGGTGACTGCACAGCCCGTGGTTCGGGAGATCGTAGAGATTGTCCCGCCGCCGATCTTGGCCTGGGCGTAAGTCTCATTGTAGGTAAAGTCCGTATCGTCCACCACCGACGCGACAGTGAAGTTCCCCGGCCCAAAGTGATACAAAGTCTGGGCTACGGATACTTGGGAAGTGAAAGGCGTTGTCGCTACGATATTCACGCCCGAGGAATTTGAACTCAGACTTTGGTGTGTACTGGTAATTGAGCCTTGCGTCGTTCCATCGCCAATGCCTACCTGCGAGACACAGTTCGTAGCATTGCAGGTGCGGGAATAAACTCCCGGTGTAGCCGCTGTGGGTTGCGAGGCAAAGGCCCATGCTCCGCCGTCTCGCGCAAAGTCAATTCCTACGAAGCGGATGTATTGCGCTCCGGTCGTGAGTTTCAATCCTGCCAATCCGCCCGCTCCGGTTGAGTGCGCCAGTTGGAGAATTGGGACAACCTGCTGACAGCCTGAGTTATGCGAAGGGTAGGTAGGGATATTCGGAGCTGAGGAAATTCCGGCAAAGCACGGGGTAATCCGAGTGCCTTCTGCTGGGATGGCAGCTAGGTCATCCGTCTCAACCGTAATCCAGTTTCCGGCCGAGCCTGCTGCTGCCCAGGAGATATTGCAGTTCGTTGCTACTAAAGTGTGCAGGACTTGTAAAGTCTGCCCTGCCGCGATCTGAGTAAATCCTCCGGTCCCGGCGGCGATGTTGTTGATGTCCGAGCAAGATTGCGCGGTATAAGGGCTGCCAGAAACCATGTATAGCCCTGCCGGAGACGGCGTATTCGCAATGGCTGTGTTCATGCACGTCTGCGGGCCTTGCGCTACATCGTCATACCCATTCAAGCCGTTAATGGGCTGATTTGTGGCTGAGCAGTAATAATTGTCTGGCCCAGAGGTTGGCGGGAAGGAAGTCGTGGGCGAGTTCTCGATGATGAAGTTCCCCGAGCCTGATCCTGTTCCTACCGTGCTACCCGCGGTGAATGAAGCCGTTCCTACCGGGCTATCGGTCCAGCCGCTCGCCATGCCAATGGCTTTAATTGTCTCGATAATGCTGACGACAATTGAGCCGGAATACAGCGTTCCATGAGAGCATGACCCGCTGCCGTTGGAAGTCGGCGTAGTGCCGTCCAGCGTGTAGCACATTGCCAAAGACTGAGCCTGAGAAATTGTTACCGTCTGCGGAGGATATCCGCCTACTGGAGAGAACGTAGGTGCGGAACCTTGGAAGGTGTAGGTGTAAGAAGTGACCGTACTATCCCCGCTGAGACTGGTTCCCGCAATGATCTTCAGAGTCTTGTTAGTGGCGATTGAGACGGTCCCGCCGCTAGTGAGAGACGTTCCGGTAGTGCATCCCGTTCCTAAGCCATTTGTGGCTGGAGTCGTGCCGTTCGTGGTGTAGCACTGCACTGTAGTCCCTGAGTTCGGGTTGGCGCAGGCAGGAGTCTGCGTAGCTGAATACGTTCCGGTTCCCGGCGTGCAGGATGACGGAGCAACGACAGTAAACGATGCGGTGGCCGTGGTGCTGCTATCCGTGACGGTAATGGTGCAGGCCGCGCTACCAACGGTCAAAGTGGCCGTGGCGGCGGTATTCGAGGTGACGGTCGGCGTTGTGATGGAATCCCCCGAGCAGCTTCCGCCGCTGAGAGTAAAGAGTCCTAAAGCCGTTTCCGTGGTCCAGAGCGTATGCACTCCGGTTAGAGTCAGGCCGGGCGTTGTGCCAGTGTTCCCGGAAGTCGGAGAGATTGCCAGGGTCGCCGTGGCTACCGTGATCGTCGTAGAGATCGAATCCGTAGTATCGGTGATCGTCAGGGTTCCCGTACCCGAGCCAGTGGTGATCTGAAGGGTGTACGAGGTCGAGGAAACATTCGCCTTGCTCGCCAGAGAAGTGCCGCTTACACCCGAGAGACTGAATGCCGTTGCGCTGGTCCAAGACGTTCCGCTGCCTGTGCAGGTTACGGCTATATTGTTCGAGTGGTGCGCCGGAAGAGTGGTCGGGGAGCAAGTAAAACTCGCAGGAGCAGCGGTGAATTCATAAGCTCCAGCATCCCATGCTCCGCTACTCGGACGAGCATTGACTGTGATAGCGGGACAGCTAGAAATGAATCCGCCGCTCCCAGCAACTTCGGCACAGCCTTTTGGCGTACCGCTGCATAGGTCGTTGGTAAAGTTCCCAGTTCCGCAAGTCGAGGTCAGATTGTTGCCCGCGCCCACCGTCGCATAAGTGCCGCCGCCATTGCCGGGCGAAAAATCATTGGACAAAAGGTAGTTCTGGGTTGTGGCCGTGCCGGTGGTCATGAATATCTCGCCACCGTTATCGGTCTGCGTTGTGCTGCACGTGGTCTGACTATTACAGGCTACCCAGTTCGAGATCGACGTGAATCCCACCAAATGATTATTCTCATATGAAGATGAAGACCCACTTGCCCATGTACCTGCATGGGCACCGAGTTTGCATGTGCTATCGATTGTGTTCCCGACAACCGTAACAGTGATGACGGCGCTTGTATTGCCAGAGTTTGGCTCCAGAAGCATGCAGTTCGGATCAGGAGGGAAGTGTTGGTCGTTCTCGAAGACGTTGTTGAAGAAGAGCATGACTGGAGCCGCGGGATTCCAGTTCTCGCCTTCATTCACATTTCGCGTGATGTTGTTGTAAGCAACGAACTGAGTACTGTTGCCATCGTGCTCTTCCACGTTGCCGTGTCGGCAGCAAGGACTACCAAATGCAGGCTCCGAAAGAAATTCTAAAAGGTTGTCATGAATCAGCGGGACGTTCCCGACCTGGAGCCCATCCGACAGGTGCCGGAAGACGTTGTGGTCGATGCTCGCCCAATTCCCGCCCATGGCCCAGCCCGTAGCGCACGTCCCTGGAACTGTGTTAGTGCCATTCCAGCAGGCCGCAATGCAGGATGATGTAGTGCAGGCTGCGCCGAGAGAAGAATCTTGACCATCAATTACGTTCAGGGTCGCAACATCGCTCGGAGGCGTGGATGAATCACTACTGTTGAGCATGATCCTGCGATCATCTTGCGCTCCAGTAGCCAAGGTCCATCCGTGGATATACAGATTTGAGAGGATGCGGTGGTTGCCTCCGCTCGTTAGACTGATGAACTCCACGAAGGATTGCGTAGTCTGACAGTCTCCCGTGAACTCGAAATTGTCGAAGGTGACATAACTGCCAGTGATTGAGAGATAGACAATGGAATCATCTGCAAAAGAGCAACTAGAGACCGTCGCCGTACTTAGCGGATTATTGCCGTTGATGATTGGGCGGCACCAGGACGCTCCGCAGACCGAGGAATTGTCCCACGTTAAATCCACTCCGATGTAAATCACATTGCCACTTGATCCGCTGCGCGTGAAACTCCACGTCCCAATTTGGGGTGAACCCGAGGACTCATTCCAAGTATCGCCTCCTCTAAAGATGAGCGAATCTCCGGCGTTGATCGTGGTTGATGATGCGAGGCCGGTAGCAGTACTCATTCCCGGAGCGTGCAGCCATGTCGCGGTTTTACTCGTCCCGGCATTTGAATCCGAGGCATTGCAAGGCGATCCGGTGGCAGCGCACACATAGTATGTCGTCGCGTAAAGTGGCGCTCCCGCCAGTAGCGCGACAATGAATAGGAGTGTTTTCATTACAAGACCGACGTATTGGGCAAGACCGTAGTTTTTGGAATAACCGTAGCACTTGGAGGTTGCGGCGCGGCGAAGAATGAAACGGTGTATCCGGTGATTGCCATGCCGGTAGTTATGTTTAGTACTGGCGTATAAGTTGTCGCCGTAGTCACTGATTGATATTCCACTGCGCCGCTCTGGTTCCCTCCGCTGGCCTGTCCATTGGTCGAGATCGCGTATCCAGTTCCCGCCGTAAACGTATTGTTCGTGGCACCATTCCCGCCGGACGTGAGCACGAGGTCACCGGCTGCTGTCGTAGTAACCGCAGGCATGGTGCAGGCCGTGCAGCTTGCGATTGAATTGTTGAATGCCCCGACATCGAATGCCGAGGTTGTCTTTACTCCGGAAAATTCCTGCCCTAGACACACGCAAAAGGTAGTTCCACCCGTGAAGGTCACAGTCGTTGTCACTGTTCCCCCCGCGATGTTTGTGGCGTAACAATAGAACACGGCATTCGCGGCATGGAGCGTGATGTAGGTATTCGTGCCGTCCGTGCAGGCAACTGTGACCGCCCCGCTGCTGCTGTTATATTCCGCGCCAATGATCACAAGTAGGTCGCCTGCCGTCGTGGTGCCGCAGGACACCGTGAGCGACGCCACGTTGCTGCCTTGATTGTTCGGCGTGCAATCTTTTCGGAAGGCAATTGAGGCGTGCGCGGAGGAAGGCACACAGGCGATTACAAGTAGGGATAACCAGAGGAGTTTCTTCATTACTGGAGCCTCGTCACTGCTGCACTAAGGGCGTAGGTCGCAGTTCCTGTGTTGCATTGAGAAAAGGTCGTTGCATACTGCACAATAGTTCCGTTTGTGTCGATGTTAAGGTCACCGCTGGCCCAAGCTCCCAGCGTGGTCGCGCCCCAAAGCATCGTGCCACTTGAGGCAAATCCGGTAAGACTCGCATTGACGGCTGATCCACCAGCTATAATGGGAACCGTTTGTGCCGAGTGCGCCGTTCCATTTCCGTCCGTCCAGGTCAGCGAGAAGAGAACGCCGCCAGTAGTGTTAGCAGTGCAGGCCGTTCCTGACTGATAAATAGCGATATGAACGTGGTATGTCCCAGCCGTATTACAGGCACCAGCCGAGGCCGCGCAAAGCGTTGCCGTGCTCACGCTGGCTACTAGCCCGGTAGATCGGATGGCCCCTGGCTGTGCGCGGACCATCGTGCCGTAACTCGTACTGCCGTTCGTCGCAGCCTTCCATTCATGCGAAGTACTGTCGGGGTAAAGGTTCGACGTGCCAGAAACGTTTGTAGCCGACGTGCCTTCTGTGGCGCACAACCCACCAGCCGAGCCGAAACTTGTGCAATTCGCCGCGCCAAGCGTTGCCGAACCTGCCGCAGCAAAGTTCCCCGACGCTCCGAAGCCAAACTCTTTCGTCGCTCCTGAAGTTGAGAACACTCCGTTCGTGAAAGTGCCGAGAGTATAGAAGTCCGCCAGATCGCCAGCCGCTACCGTCTCGTTCAGGATCAGGGGAACTTGGCCCGTTCCGCCTGCACCTGTGGTGTTAATTCCCAATGCGCCAGAAGTTGTCGTTGTCGTGTTGGCGTTGGTGAAGACATAAGGATAAGTCAGATTCGCAGTCTCGACGCCTGCCCGAGTCACTTCATGCCCAGTCCCGGTTTCCGTGATTGTGGTCTGCGCTGCTGATCCCGTGAGTAGACTTTCCGCAAGAGAAACACCTGCCAGCACCCCGCCCGAACTCAAAGTTGCCGTCGCGTCTGGAGTCTGCGAAGCCTGAGAGCCGCCGCCTGTCATTAGGGCCGTAGAAGTCAAAGATGCTGCGCTGGTCACGCACGTACCGCAGGCAATCGTTCCTGTAGATGTGATCGTCCCGCCCGTGATCGGCGAGGTTGTGGCAATACTGGTTACTCCTCCGCTACTGGCCGTCTGCGGATTCTGTAGTTGCCATTCCGTGCCATCATAGATCGCATCAGCGATTGCCGTAGTCGTTAAGTCATTCGCAACCAAGGCCGTAGTTCCCAGCTTGGTGATGCTCTTGGCCGTCAAGCCATTGACTGCGAGCGTTGGGGCCGCAGCCGTATTCGCCGCCGTGGGGAGCCAGCGTACTTCCACACCAGCGGTCAGGGCTGTGACTGCCGGCGTCAGGGTAGCAGTTTGCGCCTGCGCCGTTCCCGCGCCAGCTACATAGAAATTCGGGCTGGTGTCCGAGGCTCCAATTAATGCTGCGGCCGGGGCTGCTGTAGAGCCAGTATTATTTCCCCAAAACTGATGCGCGGTGAAATTGCTGACGATGGTTGAACTGGCATTCAGGACGCAGCCTTCATCGGTAGTCTGAAATATCACATCGAAGCAGTGATTCGTTGCATTCGCGTACCAGCCATCAGTTCCCGAGGCTCCCGTATAGGCTGTGCCTTCCGCCGCGTCCGATCCGCCAGCCGTTCCTACCGTGGGAGCCGGGGCGGAGGACCCAAAGAATCCCGTCCCGAGCTGAGTGCTGTTTCCGGCCTTGTCTACCTTCCATTGCGATGTGCCGCCAATCTGCAAATCCTCTAACAGCGATCCAGCGCCCGAGGCAGTATTGGTGACGTTCTCTAAAATGCCAGCATCGACCGCGCCTGTAGTGTTCCAAACGGGAGTGATCTTTAATGCAGGCAAAGTCTGTGAGCCTGTCAGAGAGTCAGAAACCAGTAAAGGAACTGCCGTTGATCCCGCTAAGGTGCTGGCAGCTACTTCCACGTCAGAAGTTCCCGTCGCGGCGCTGGTCTCGCCGAAGGTCATGGCCGTCTGCGAGTTCGTAGTATTGGCGAAATTCATCGTCCATGTATTGTTTCCGTTCGCCAATGTTGTATTCGAGACAAGGGCCGTTACCGAACTCAAGGCCGGAGTAGAAGATGCACACGTTCCGCCATTGCACTCGGTAGCATTGATACCGCCAGAACCGATAGCCTGAAGTAAGCCTCCTGTGGTCATCTGCACGCCATTGGCTGTGCCCCTCGAAGTAATCTGAATCGGGAGGGCAGTAGAGCTAGCTAGCGTTTGCACATTGAATTCAATGTCTCCCGTGCCCGTCGCGGCCGTAGTTTCTCCAAACGTAAATGCGCTCTGCGAGTTCGTAGTCTGTGCCCAGTTCCAGACTTGCGGGTTATTCCCGTTTGCCAAAGTGTTTGAGGCGCTAGCCGCCGTCAGGGATGAAAGCGATCCGCCCCCGCTTTGCGCTACGCAATCGCTAGCCTGGGGAGTAAAGACGAAGTTCGCCGTATTGCAGCCCGTCAAACCTTGAACGAGTGTTGCAACCTGCGATGCGGTCGTTGCAATCAATTGCCGCGAGGAATTAGACCCCAGAAGTCCGGTAGAGGCTGGCACTGCCGCAGTATTGATCTGATCGGCGCTGACGTGTCCTGTCCCGCTGGCCTTGAAGACACTTCCCGAAGTGAGTACTACGCCATCAACAAGGTTTGTACCTGAATCCGGTACACCTGCGGTGAAGATCGAAGTCGAGTTCGATTCGCACTTTTCGATGTCAAGATACCCGGCGTTTGGGTTTGTCCCGTAAGTGGTATTCAGGGCAACCCAGCCGCAATCACTGATCTGCTTGATTGGCGCAGTCCAAGCTAAAGCTGAGGTTGAGCCTTCATAACTCGCGGCGTAAGGGCTGGTCGCATTGTTGACCGGGAACAGTAACGCCAGCGGAGGCTGGGAATATGAGCTCCCTGTCTGCCCGCTCCAAGTCCATTGATTCGTGAATGCACTGGGGATGCTGACCGTACCATTGCCGCCTGCCGTCGAGAAGCCGTTGCCGAACTGCACGGAAGTCGTGCTCGAGCATCCTGCCGTAACCGAAGTGTTATTCCAAGTCAGCGAAGTAGAGCAGTTTGGCAGAGTGACGGTCTTGAAGACTCCCGCCGTAGAGCCTACGATGATTTGGTTCGCTGCAATCGCCGTCGTGGTTCCTGATCCCGCGCCCGGTATCGCAGCAATCTGGCCCCAGCCAGCATTCGCTACATCATCATAGAAATTCCCATCCCCGGATACTGCCATGCCTGAATTCCCCGAACCCGTAGCCGCAGGAGTGCCGGAGCCGGCGATTGGCACGGTAGTCAAATAATAGGGGCCTGTCAGGGTGAACTTTGAGGCAGTGATGCCACCCGAGGGCGTATACGTCAGCGTCGTGCCATTATCAGAGAGGTTCGGGCTGAAAGCACAATTCCCGGAATTGTTTGTATAAAGAAAATTGCCAATGCTCGGGGCTAGCCAGGTTAAGGAGCTTCCGCCTGAGCCTACACATGGCACCTGCCCTGCGCCAGCAGACGAATTATTCAGATTCGTAAGAGGCAGCACGAAAGAAGGATTGATGGAGGCAATGATTGCGCCCGTCGTCGGAGAAATTGTCAGCGAAGTATCGCTATTGGAAACTGAAGTCACTGCCCCATTCGGACAGCCAGAGGTCGTAGCTCCTCCGTTCGCATCCGTGCAAAGGTTCGAACCCGTGCCTGAAATCGTGCCCGAAGAAAGTAGGTTCGTATCTGTGCCCTGAATAGCCTTGGAGGAGGTTACCGTAGAAGCCGTGGCGGCAATCGGCACTTGTCCAGTAGTCATGCCAGATAGTCCGCTGCCGCCTCCTCCACTGCCGCAATCCGCGCCCGTAGCGCTGAGAACGCCGGAGGTCTCATGCACACAGAACGGACCTCCGGTCATGTTTGTAGTCAGGTTCCCAGTAAACGAGCCTGTAGTAAAGAAGCCCGCAGCCGGGGTAGTCCCGCCAATAGTAGGCGGAGTAGCATAGTTTTGCGTGGCGAAGGTTCCAAATGCCGTGTCATTGGTTTTGGTGCAGGTAACTACGCCGCTCGTCGTATTGATCGTGCAATCGCCTGAAGGAGTGAAGGCTCCGAAGACTGAACCGGCATTGGTCTGAATCTGTCCCGCCGAGCCTCCGGGGTTATTCGTCCCCCCTCCCCCTCCCCCTCCTCCAAAGCGTGCAGCAAGGTTTGAAGCAGTCAGCTTTACGACCGCGGTGTTTGTGACCGTATTGCCGCACAGCCGAAACAGCGTAGCGCTGGTGACAAACGATTGATAGGTATTGTTGGATGTAATCGTGGCTTGTGATGTGGTTGAGCCGTATGGCGTTACCGTCGTATTCTGCGGGGCATCGCCGCCAATCGCTACTTCGGGCTGAATCGTCCCGGACCATGCCGATCCGCTGGCGGAATTAGTGATGGAGATACCGACTACACCCTTCCCGGTCACATCGATTTCAACGCAGCCAGAGGCGGTAATCGTTCCCGTAACTGGAACCGAAGTCTGCGCTCGCGCCATGCCTGCAAAGGCGAGAAGCACAAGAGCAAGTGCCTTTCTGTTTAGATTCATTGAGTGTCCTTTACGGTACTGCGATGGCCGACCAAGTATTGCTCGGGTAACATACGTACAAAACCGTCGAAGCTGAAGATGCGGAACTGTTCGAGTCCAAATCGCCTATATTGCAATTGGCTGTAGGAACTCCAGCCGTTTGGGAGAGTGTCATGCCATTGATCGTTACCGGCTGAGTGCTGCTGTAAGTCAAATTCCCCGCCCGGAGATTGGCCCAAGTGCCACCGGAGATATTGGTGCTCGCAAGGCCAGGATAGCCAGACGTCAGACTGCTATCAGTTCCCGTTAGCGTGAAGCCTTGGGTAATGTCCATTGCCGTGATGCTGCTTCCGCTGATCTCCAAGAGCAGATAGTCATTGATGGCACACGGAGTTCCGCCCGATGTGATCGCCGTCGGAGCGCCAGCAACATATTTGTAGATCACGCTGGAAGATGCGGCGAGACACAGGAAAAAGTAGCCAGTCTCTGCCGAATTTGACATGCGAACGCCAATGCCGGTGTCAATTGATCCCAAAGCGGTAATCTGGGCAACGATATACTGGCTATTGGCGAACGTTGAATTCGTGTAACTGCAGAAGACTTTATTGTCACTGCCGACTGCCAGCACCGCAGAACCGCCTGAGATATTGCATGCGGCCCCCGATCCGCCATTCGTAGTCCAGCCTGTAGCCGAGCCAAGAACATTGCTGACTTGCGTACCTGAAAGAGTGAATGGAAAAGCCACGCCAGCGGTATTTCCTAGAACGGTAAGGTTATTGAAATCCGTGATCGGCGTTTGAAAGAATTTCCCCGCCGAAGTCAGCCGCTCGCCCCAAGACTTGTTATCGCCCGTATTGGCGATATATTGCGAGATCGCTCCCGGAGCTCCGATGCTCAATTGGGCATTACCCGCGCTGGTTCCTGCTGGTGAATCAAAGCCCAGATAGACATCGTTCGCATCCCATAAAGGCCTGTGCGCGGCGTTCGCAATTGTCTTGTATGGATTTGAGTCGTGCAAGGTAACGAGATGCTGCGGATAAAGTGCCTGCTCGAATCCGAGAAAGTTCAAGCGTCCTTTTAGCTGATCTCCGAGAGGCTGCGTTATAGACTGGCTATTCGGCATCAAGGTCGCTCCCGAAGCCAATCCGATTGTCTGCCCTCCAGCGGCGAAGCTCATATTGGAAGCCCCAATTGCCACGCCCGGAGTGGGCTGATCCTCATTCAGGGCAAAGACTTCTAATTGGTTTGGCAGGGTAGTCACATATCCTGCAGCCGTCGATCCCGCTGGCAGGCCGCTATCCGAATACATCAAAGCCCCGCCCCCTAAAACAGCCGTGCCGGGGAAGTTCCATAACTCTGGGATTAGGGCTGGATTCGTAGCGACGGTATAGGACTGCAAGGTCGTCGTCGTTGAATCGTTCATCGTGCAGATATAGGCCGAGCACTGCGCGATGGGCGATGAGGTTAAAGCATTTGTAGCCGTGCCGAATGGGGCCGTTGGCTGCTGGCCTACTGTATTTGAAGTTCTAAGTACCTGATATGTGACTGTACTCCCTGTCTGGGAAGCATATCGAGGCCAGCCAATAGCATAAGACGCGCTAGAGGTAGGCTGGGCATCGCCAAACCGCAGAGGCACAGAAGCATTCGATCCGTCATTAATAACGAGCCAGTATTCGTAGTTCGTTGTTCCGCCCGCAGCATTTGAAAAGTTTGGCTCAAAACCCTGCAAGGAAGGCGAATGTCCATCGGCGGTCTTCGTTAGATAAAGCGGTGCGCTGAATTGCTCCGCACCGGCCGCGCTGATCGAAGACAAGTTCCCAGTAGGAAATCCGGCCGCGATCATGAAGGGGTTGTAACACCCTCCGACTTCCTCATAGAGCCCGTCCAGCATCGTAGGCCCGGAAGATCCCCGCAGCGGCCCTGCCGCCAAACCATACTGGGCAAATCCTTGAATCACCGAGAACCCGGTCATCACCAAACCTTGCCCTGCCAGCCATTTCACGCCATTGCCGAAGCAATTGATGGTCATCGAAACATGGCTCAGCGTCCCAAGAGGCGTTCCTGCCGGGCCGCCAGGTCCGTAAAGCACTTGCCCGCAATAATCTGGTCCGCAGTAGGTGCCACCATCAATATCGCCATTGTCCCAAAGGAAATTCTGATCCCCATCGACAACGATGACGGAATTTAGGAAGTTATGCCCTGCGAATGTCGAGAAATCATAGTAGAAGTCTCGCAGGGTAACGGAGAAGCCATTGTCCTCAAGAAAGGCATGCTCTGGAGCATTGCCGCCCGGCGTTGAGGCCGTAGCAATGGTTCCCGCTCCCGGCGTTCCCCCATGCGTGCAATTGTTATCCGTAAACGTCCATTGCGAACTGGAAGAGGTTGCCACCTGATAGATGCCCCAGTAGTGCGGGTTATCGGTCCATTGAATATCTACCCACCCGCCTACCGGAGGATTCAAGGTCGTCGTGATCGTAGAGACATTGGCCGAGCAGGAAGTCTGCGTAATGGAGGCACCGCTCTGCGTCGTCTTCGTGAAGGCCCGGATGCCATGAAACACTACATTCGCGGCATTCGTGAAAAAGCACGTATCCCAAATCGCTTCGCAGTCAATCATTGCCCCGGAAACGTCGATATCGGCATAGCCTTGCGGAACGTTCACGCGACCGCGAATGACATAAGGCGTTGTTGATGCCGGATTGGATGGCGGAAATACAACATGATACAGAACACCTACCGCGCCCGTGCCGTTAGTAGCCGCATCCGTGATCGTTTCTTGAATGCCCGAGGAAGCACTCCCAATCGCATAGCCGTTATTGTGCGTGTTCAGGGGCGTGAAAGTGATCGTGCCCGTTGACCCAGGGACACAGCTTCCTCCGCCGGTCATTTGCACAACTTCCGGCGTGCCTACCCCGAAGATATAGACATTTGTTGTCGAGTCACTGCCGAAGATTCCTAATGGACATGGTGCTAGAGTCACCGTTGCGGGCGTGTTCGCTACCAGCCCGCCCGTAGGATTGCGCGACCAGTTATAGCTGGGCAAAACGTAGCGAATGTTTGCCAGATTGTTTGCCGAGAAGCTGGTTGCTACGGGCTGCACGATGGGCTGCGTCGCCGAAGGCCCCAGAGAGACATTCCCCGTTCCTGTCCCGCAGGAAGGGCAGCCAAAGGTATTTCCTGTGAGCGTTAATGGCGAGGCTGCGGTGTAAGTCTGACCGCCTCCGCCAGTCCCTCCCGGAGTGATCGTAAAAGGTGAGTCCCCGCAGTTATTCTGCACACAGACAGTCAGATCATATGTCCCGGAAGGAATCCAAAACCCTATATTGCCCTGATTGTCGCCCGTAGGCTGGCAGGCCGAGGGCTGGGGCTGCGGAGTGTCCTGCGAACCATTAGGGCATGCTACGCCGAGCGACGTGTATGTGGTCACGTAGTTCGTGCAAGGAACCTGATTGGCTGGATGTGCGCACACATGCACGATCGGCGCATTGGGCGGAACATTTGCCACCAGCACTGGAGGATAGGAACTCGATACGCTGGGCCAGGAGATATCGACGCGCACATTCTGGGCAAAGGCCGAAATAGCCAGAACGTGCCATACGACCAAAATCAGGGCTGTAGTATAGTGCCTTCGGAGGAATACCATGAAAACCTTAGTTTTGATTCTGGCGCAATTGGCGGCCAGTGGAAGTGATGCGTACTTCACAGACCGAAACATGCATCAGAGGCAGTTCGTTGAATATGATCCCATTGCCAAACCGTTCACTCACAGCCGCCCTGCTTTCATTGCCGCATCTTCGTTCGGATGCGGAGTAGAAATCGTGATGCCGCGCCTGCTGCACAAGCGCAATCCGCGATTATCTTTGCTGATGTCAGGCACGGGTATAGCCGCTAGTGGTTTCGGAGCCATCACAAGCGCAGATCGCACTCGTTAATGGAAATTGCAGACGTAATACCATGTGTAGGTCGTCGTATTTGCCAGCGCAGAAGATGTGGATAATGTCCAAATTGTGCCTGTAGCTCCCGTGACGTAAATATCGGCTGCTAATGCCGCCGTCGTCGCTCCGTTCGGGGCGAATACGCAGGCATTTGAATTGTGCGTCCCCCCGAAAGTAACGGTAAAGATTAGGCCGGAGGTAGCACTGCCTCCAGTCGTTACCTGAATGACTCCGTTATTATCGAAGCAAGCCCCTACTGAGACACAAGCGGCCGTTCCCCCGGCTCCCGTTGCCGCCCCTGGGACTACCGAGGCGATCGCGGTATATCCTAAAAGCGAAGGTGGGGTTTGCGGCCTGAATTCAGGGCCGAATAGATCGACGGGCTCTGGTCCAATGCCGCTTGCCATGACGATCCCGAGAACTTGTCCGCCTCCCGTTCCTGAAGTAGTCGAGAGAGGGTACGTTGCTCCCGCATCTTGGCACCAGCCAGCAACGGAGGTATTGATAGTTACATAATCGCCTGCCGTCGTGCCCCCGCCAAAGGTGCAGGACGCAGGCCCGCTTTGCTGAATCGTGGCCGTACCGGTAATCCCAGCCCCGGCTACTACGATCCCTATAACTCCGCTCGTAGCGCCAGCGGGAGTGATTGTTGCCGTAGAGGGTGCACCCGTGAGACTTGCCAAAGCTCCGAGTACAGTAGCTGTCACAGAATTATTGGCGATGCAAGCGTAGGTTCCCGGCCCGTTCTCTACGCCGCAGCCATTTATTTCCGTACCGCTCGTAAGATTCTTGTTGGTAAGATTCTGCGTTGCATTCTGGGTAACCAGTGTGTCATTGCCCGTGAGCGGTGGAGTATGCAGGATGTAATTTGCCGATTGCGGAATGACATCCAAAGTAGTCTGTGTACCCGAAGGCGATCCGAATACCAATTGGGAATCGGTTTCTGCAAAGAAAGTTTGGGCATCAAAGGTCTGCGATAACAGCCATGTATTTGCCGTGCCGAGAAGCGATTCATTCACTGCATTGACAGTCAGAATTGTTTGCCCGCTGGAGCAGTTTGTCCCGCCAGAAGTCTTTACGACGATGGAATACAGAGCGTTATTGAGATACCAGATATTCGCCGTTCCGCTGGCACTCAAAGGCACCGGATTTGGGTTTAGAATTGATCCAGTGTAGTCAGTGTATGTAGGCTGCGGCGTCGTCGAGTTCGTGTTATACGTGAATACACAGCCAAAAGAGTTAGGCTGGCCGTTCGGCAGCAGAGACACGAACTGCGGATACTGACCTAAGGCAACACTCTGTGAGTGCGCGAAGCTCGCCGCGAACAAAAGTAGCGCAAAGATTGGAAGCCGTTTGTTCATCGCTGCGACCCCTCAATGGCAGTTTCCAGTTCATGCCCGTGCTGCCATTCTTCATCGGAAATCGAATCCTCGGGGCTGATGACTGGTTTCACTGGCACGCGCTTCCCGTTCACTACTTTCGCAACCAGCGTGGAGTTCTGCCGCAGCGTGTTCCATGCCTTGCCCTTAGATGAAGCTGATTCAAAGGCCGCCGCTTGTTCTGGGCTCACGTCGCCATGGATGTAGTGCGCCCCGGTCTGCGTCACAGATTCAAACTCCTGCGTCTGGGGGTCGTATTTGAATGACTTTAAGGCCGAAGACTCTACCGGGATATGCCCTGCCGGAAGGTCCGAGGGTTTCGCTCGTTTGGCTGCTTCCTGCAATTGCTGGCTGAGAGTCCATTCGGGATGCTCGGATTTTACTTGCGCCATAATGCCCGTATCGCGCGATGCTCCCGCTGCGGTCCCTGCCGTCTGTTTTGGCGTTACAATCCCTTGATTCTTTAATGGCACGTTCGGCTCCAATTCCTTCCCACCCAAGCCCTGGTTCAGCAAATCGCCCAGTTTGGCAATGTTATTCGCTCGTTCGGTGAGTTCCGAAAGCGAAGTCTTTGGGCCTAACTCCTGCAATGCCTGATTCACGGCCTTTGGAGGCAGTTCCATGATGGTTTTATTCGGGATAGACGCAAGAGCATCAGACTGACTGGCGGCTGGCTTTGCGCCCTCCGCCAAGGCGTTTCCCTGAATCAGTTCAGGGGCAGGAGCCTCGGGCTGCGTAGCGGGCGCATTTGTGCCCTTGCCGCCGAATATCGGCTGGTTAGCCCGCTCTGGCCCTAAAACCCCTTCTGCGAGGCCACCGCCCGTTTTAGCGCCATAGTAAGCACCGGGGGCAGACAATGTGCCATGCCCGAGTCCTGCCCCTGTAGCGGCTCCTAATGCTTGCCCTGCCTGCTTTGGCGTAACGTTCTGGACGGTCCTCGTCACATCTTCCAGGGAGGGTGCCGCTGCAGCTACTTCCCCAGCAGCCCTCGTTGCTCCTGCCGTAGCCGCTGCTACTGCCGGGACCGTCACTGCACTGCCAATGACCTTCCCCGGATTCCCTTCTTTTGCCGCTTGCTCCTGCTGGGCTACCGGATCGCCGATCATTTCCATGGCCGATGCGCCCAGATCATACAAATGCCCGTGTTCTTTCACGCGCTCGGCACTCTGAGCATCCTTCGCCGCCGCCTGCTGCGAATACAGTTTCCATTTTTCATCATCCGACAAGGGAGTGCTGGTATCGCCCAGCATCTTAGCGATTGGCGAGCCTTGCGCCATGGGATCAGGGGTAGCTAAGGCTTTCGGGATTCCCGTGATATTGTCCCAGAGAGTTTTCCCGGCCTCTTTCCACCAAGGTGCAATCGGTTGCTCCGAAAGTGGCTGCACCTTTGCCCCCGCCTTCACAGCATCCAAATACCTGTCCGCTGGCACGACTCCCGGCGTCCCGTCTGGGGCGGTGATATGCACTCCGGGCTTGGCTCCAGCGCCAACCGCCGCTTGCAGTTTGTCAGCGGGAATATCGCCCAAAGTCCCGTCAGGCGCGAATATGGGTACTGTACTCATTGGTTCCTAGCGGTGCCGCCAAACTGCGAGAAGAAATCCTTCGCGGGACTGGCGTTTTGATTTCCGCCTCCCGTCTTCATGCGGTTCTGAATATCATTGATTTGCTCTTGGTAGGCTTGGTGACGATTGCCCATGTCCTGCCGCAAAACGCTGGCTGCGGAGGCGATCTGGCGGAGCGTCGCGTTGGGGCCGATCAGCCCTTCGACTTCATGCCGCGCCGAATCCGAGAGAACGCCGGAAGCGTTCGATGAGTTCAGTACTTTGGCGATTTCTGTTACTGCTGTCTGCCGTGCGGCATTGAATGCTGCCTGATCTGCACTGCCCAAGGCCCCAGCATCCACTTTCCGCAGCGGAGTGTTAATCCAAGGCGAGCCTGAATCCAGAATGGGTTTAGCGGTTTGCAAGAACAAATCGAGGTTCTTTCCTGCTGTGTTCTCGAAGGCCGTAACCTGATCGAAGTTCGTCTGAATCTTGCCGAGAGACTGCTGGTTGGCTTTGAATGCTGCTGAGTTTTCGGCCAGACTAGCACCAGGATGAAGCTCTCCAGCCCGATTCATCAACTCACGGTTCAATGCGATGCCGCTGATTCCGCGCCCCAACTGCGGGAGTTGGCCGGAGGTGTAATACTTCTCCGCCGCTTGATCAAACGCTTCCTGCGTCATGCCGAAGTGCTTGGCCGTGTCCGCCGGAGTCCCTCCAGTCGGCGCTCCAGGAACTCCCGCCCCACTCTCCAAAGCATATCGAGTGTTGATTGGCAGAGTAGATTTGTAGTGCAGGAAGTCCGCTGGCCCTTTCCCCGGATGATCCTTGATCCAGTCCTGCATTTCCTGCATCTCTACGGGCGCAACGCCGTGAATCATCTGTCCGGTCTTGAAATTGACGAGCGTTCCCTCTCCCGCTGGTTTCCACTGCGAGGCTTCCGCTTCCGCTTGAGCCTTATTCCCCTCAGATGTTGCCTTTGCCAATTCAGCAGCCTTCTGCTGCTGGCTCAGTAATTCTGCGTGAAGCCCCGCTCCAGCTTCGGCCTGATCTAAATCCGAAGTATCCGTCAGCGTCGGCTTGAATTGCCCAATTGGAATCCCCATTCGTGCCGCGCGAACTAAAAATTGCTGATAGGCAGCTTGCGCTTCGGGAGTAATAGGCTTCGGAGCCTTTGCCGCATCTTGCAAGGCAGATTCCGTTCCCGTAGGTGCTGTTCCCGGTTCTGGTGCTCCTAGAGATACTGGGGAACCCGGCTGCGCTGCCCCGATCTCTGGCGGACGTGCAATATCTTGCGGAATGCCCTGCGGCTGTGCGCCTTGAGGAGTTACAGTTTGCGGCGTGCCTCCTGCATTCTGCGGAACTACCGTAGCCCCGCCCGTCTGTTTCGAGAGTGCCTTATCGTTCGCATCCCGGACGGATTCAATGCCATCAACCAAAAATCCATTAACCTTCTGCTGATGCTCGATCTGGGCATCGCCCAGGCCGATTAAAGACTTTTGCATCTCGGCCTGCTTCATTCGCATGGCCTGAATGGACATCGGATCGGCCCCGCCTTGCAGCATGGCATTGTACAGACCTTCCGTATCGAATCCCGTAGGCTTCCCGTTCTCATCCTTCTGCACAAATTGGGGAGCCAAAGACCGCCGCAATTGCTCATCTTTCAGCTGCATAGCCTGCATCTGGCCTTGCTGCTGGGTGAGCTGAGTCTGTGCCTGAATCTGCTGGCGCTGTGCGGCCTGCGTCTGAAGCTGCGAAGCTCTTTCAAACTCCGCGAGAGCGTTTGGCGGAGGCGAGGCTGGAGCCTGTGCAATATCAAGAGCCGGGAGGGGAATATTCGTGCCCATGATTAGAAACTCGGTAGCCCTGACAGATTCGGTTCGCCCGGAATCCCCGTCACGCCGTTATAAGGCGAGGGAGCCGTGATGTTTGAGTAAGGATTCGCCACGGGCATGTACTGCGGGCTATTCAAGGCCGAATCGGGAACTCCGCCTACACTGCCGCCTGTAAACGATCCCGTCGGGTAATTCATATTGCTCATGTTTTGCAGGGCAAAGCCTTGATCTATGCTGCTCGCAATCCCGTTGTACATGCCTGAATAAGCATTCGCGGCCCCAATGTAGCCCGAAGCTGCTGCCGCACCCTGATTGTTAAGCTGCGAGGCTTGCTGCTGCCCGCCCGTCAGATAGAGATTTGAGAGATTGTTTGCCGCCGCCTGTCCAAATTGCCCTAACTGGCCCGTGGATGTAAGCCCGGTATTGACTCCGCCCGCTGCGGCTCCGAGATTCGTATTGTACTGCTGTAAAGCGTTGTTATAAGCCTGCTGATAGGTGTTCGTTGCCAGCCCTTGCCCATATTTTTGTAACGCAACGCCCGTATTCCCGGAATTAAGATTGCCTGTAGCCGCAGCCTGCTCATTGATGGCCTGTGTGCCCTGCTGGAGATTGAACTGATACCCCGGCGTAGCTTCCGCCTGAGCGAGCGTGGGCGCAGTGAATGGATGCTGGAGTAACTGTGAATATGCATTTGCCGCTGTGCTGCCAAGCTGCTGATATGGCTGTTCTGCTTGCTGCTGCTGCTGCCATTCCTGATTCTGAAAATTGATGCCCGATTGCTGATTCTGGAGTTCAAGCTGCTGCGCCTGTTGCGCCTTCGTCTCTTGTACTTGGGCAGCAGACTGCGCGGCATCAGCTTTCGTGACGCCTCCAGCGACCGCTGCGGCAATTCCGACGGCCGCTACGGTTGCCATGATACTCAAGTTAGTTTATAGCCTTTCTTGTGAACTGCATACGCTGCTTTGCGCTGATTAGCACGTTGCTCTTTGCGAGTAGACCACTTCACATTTCCCGGCTCGTAGTGGCCATCGTTGTTGATTCGGTCGATGGTCATTCCTTCTGGGCGAGGACCGACCTCTTTATAGAACTGCTCAAAAGAGGTGAAGCGGAACTCGATCCCGCGACCGCCATAATATTGGAATGCGATATGGGCAGGTTTCGTGCACCGCCTCCGCGCCTCGATGTAAACCTTGTATTCCCGGCTCCGTGAAAGCCCATGCGTCGAACCAAAGCGAAATGCCGAACATCCGCACGATTGATGATTGCCGGAAGTTAGGGCGGAACTTTCTAGATAAACGAGCTTGCCGCATTCACAGTTACACAGCCACATTACACGTTGGCGTTTAGAGTGACCCACCGGCCATCTCGCGTTTAACTTCCCGAATTTCTTGTTTTCTAAATCTAGGATAGGCATGGGGATAGTTTACCGCAGCAGCTTTTGTCTCACGATATCAGTTTTCTCCCAACCTAGAGCCTCCAACAGAGGGCCGCTTTCGTGATGCACCTTTGTGCTGATTGAAGCCTTCACTACGCCTAACTCTCGCAAGGCTTGCTCTGCGGCCCTTAACAATCGAACGCCTGCTCCGCCTCGGCGTTCCGATGGCATGATGTAAAACATGTCCGTAGTGGCAACTTTCCCGGCATCTCGATTGTGCGGATGATGAGCGAGGACGATTGCCACCAGATATCCGATGAGAGCGCCGTCCCGCCTTCCTGCCACCACCAGCAAATATCCTTTGCGCTCCAAATCCGCATAGGCATCATTATCCAGCCCCATTGGCATTGCTTCTTTATGTAAGGCGAGTTCATCGTAATGGACTTTGAAAATCTCCTGCCCATCGCGCCAGAGATCGGCCCAGGTTTCACGCTCGAACGTCAGCATTCGCCTGCCAGTGATGGAATTGGAACAGATGCTCAAGGTCGTGAAACGTTATGGCCTTGGAAATGATCGCATCGGTCAAGGCGACATTGAATTCCTTTTCGCAGCGCTGGATGAATTGCAGATATTCCAGTGAATCTATGGCCGAATCTTCGATTACGTCCGAGAGTGCGATTTTGCCATCGAACTCATCCGCTAAGAGTTCTTTGAAGGTCATGAGTGCCCCACGACGTACCATGCCGTCCCATCAGACTTGAACTTCACAAAAGAATACTGTGCGGTCAAAGTTTGCGGCCCATCCGCTGCCCCGGTGATCGTCGCTGCATTCGCATCAGACGACACCTTTTTGTAGGTTAGTTCTGAATTTTGGTTTGTCTGCCCTGTAGTGCCAATCAATCCTGCTGCGGGAAGCGGAATGGAGTCAGCGCCCTTGGAGCTATCGATTGTGATCAGCGGAGATGCCTGCTGCGTTTCCAATTCCCAATATTGCATCTGATCGGAAATGTTTGAGTTTCGCAGGGGTGGCTCGCGGCGAACTGTTTGCGTAACTGACATCAACTTATCTTCCTGTACTGCTCCGAAAGCCGTTCGCCCTGCGGATAAATCGGCTTGCCTTCGCTATTCGCCTCCACGTACCCATCCAGAATCCTGAAAGGCACTGGGTCAGTCCAGATGATGCGGAATTGCCGTTTACGCGCTCGCCCCAGCATGACCTTGCGAACGCGCTTGCCGTACTCTCCAGCCTGCCCGCAATCGAGATAAAATACATTTCCCCAAGTCTTGCCGCCATTATTCGACCACTGAAGCATCAATTGCGGTCCTCTGGGCTGGCCGTTTCCATCTAGCAGCGGAGGGATCGGCCCTAACCCTGCCTCTACCAAGAACTCTGCCAGACTGAAATAGATCCAGCGATTCTCGTTCATGATCGTAGGACTTTGCCGGAAACGCCGCATCACATTCCCGAAGTCCATGGAAATATTCATGGACTGCTGGTAGATGTTACCCGAGGCCCAATCGCCCACAAGATGCATCCCGGCAAAGAACATATGCGAGGTAGCGCGATGGGCCGAATAGGTTCCCGTATTCTGATTCCAGAAGCCCCACTCTGACCAAGTAGAGGAAGAAAAGTTATAGGCCCAGGTCTTATTTGCCGAAGGGAATCGGATCACCCAAAAGTTATGCCCTTCCTCCTGATAGGTATAAGCCACGGCATCGGCAATCGTTGGATAGTTCTGCCACGCAAACTCCACGGCAAGCGTAGAGATGCGAATGCCGATATAATTTCCCATCATCTTCGCGATGCCCTGCCCGCGGTCATTTGCCTCAATCCATGCAATCGTATCGTTCACCTGAACCGTGCCGAACGTTGCCCCGCAGCCATCTTCGAGGAATGCCGCCTGAATCGGAATGAAGGGCGGGAACCCTGCACCGGAATTGTAGTAAGCAATCGTCTTCTTCGGCGAGAGAAACCAGACTTCGCGGTGATCTACCTTCATCGAAACGATATTGTCCGGAAAGTAAGAAATTGTCGAGATAAACAGACCGTTCCACGTCGTACCGTCTTCCAGATTCGAGACTTGGAAGGTGTTCGAGTTCTGAATCACGGCAAAGAAGTAGCCATCGCAGAAATCAATCTGGAGGACTGGACCATTGAACTGCGCCATATCCACGGCAAGGAAGCTATTCGGTGGATGAAAAACTCCATTTGAGTCTGTAACACCAACCAAAACGAAGACGTAGAGATCGCCATTCGAGAGAATCAGTAAATGGGTTTGACAGCAGCAAATCTGCGTAGGCGTGAGGGGAGGGCCGTTCAAGGTGCCCCAGTTTGTGTACGTGCCATTCGCCAAGAGCTCATAGAAGCTCGCGCCAGCTACAAAGGCTCGGCCATTGACTTCAAACTCGCCCGGAATCGCTGTCTCTGGCAGGCTATACTTGATAGCCAGGCCGGGACGGTCATAAATCGTCATGCCAGACGTTGCTCCCGAAGTCTCGGGCTGGACGCAAAAACCATTTACCAGCGCCTCATTGTCGCTAATGGGCGAGCGCAGCGTGTAACTCGGTCCTGCGAGTCCGTAGCGAGCCATTTACTGCGCGTCCTCCTCGTAATCACATTCAACCGTCAGGCCGTCATTGTCATACTTTTCAATGAACCAATGATTGCCTTCGCCCGGACAGGTCCGAGAGAAGTAGAACTTCTCCTGGATGGTCACCGACGCGTGAGGCGGAGCAATGGCCGTGACAGCCCAGAGCACGCCTCCGATTACGAGAATTGCCCTCATTTCAGTTTCAATTGCACCAATTGCGAAAGGTTTGGCGTTACGTACTTCGCCACAAACTCCGCTTGCGGCAGTTCCAAGTCCGCACGTGGCACTTTTACCGTTGCCCAAGTGGCCGAGAGCGTGACATTCTGCTTTTCTTTGGGATCGTGCAATCGGATGGTTAGCGTAAGGCTGTCATCTGGCATTGCTTCCTGCTTTCATTGCCGTGCTTCCAGCACTGCCGGCAGAGATCGTGCTGATGGGCTTCCCGGCCCGTCATATAGCCAGTCCACTTTTTACCGTTTGCGATCTGGGCAGGCCGCTTGCCGCACTCGGAACAAAGTCTTTTATGCACATGCGTTTAACACTTACCATGATCTGCTGCGGTAATTGAACGTTGTGCTTCGCAGATCATTGTCCGCACCCGGTATGCCCGAGTCCCGAGTATTCATGCGCGGCGGCGTATTGTTTAGCCCAAAGACCCCCGCTCTTGCTGCCGCTGCCTGCAATTTCAGTTCGGGATTTGCCGCTAATTGTGCACCTGAGAGTAATGACTCAGCCAGACTCAGCATCAGTGCATTGCGGTAACCGGGAGGTATCGTGCCAATCGTTGTGTTCGGGCCGCCAATCGGATCGGTAATCGAGGCAAACTGACTCAGCAAGGACCATGTTTCTAACTGAGTTTGATAGGCCGTCGTCGGAATCGGCCAGTAGAACAAAGAACCATTCGGGAATGTAGGATTGTAGTACAAGTCCGTGGGCTGCGAACTCGTTAATTGCTGAATCGTATTGCCCATCCACCATTCCTCATCGCGCAAGGTCAATGGAATTGAGACGAAGGGCTGCGGAGTATTATTCAGAATCACCGTTGCCCGGACAATCTTTACCGGTCGCTGCGGAACTACAAACGTGGCGCCCGGCGCAGGCCCAATCAGATGCGGCGAGAGATTGGGAACCAGCGTATAGATCGCAAGATTCTGGGCATAGACGTAGTTCTTTTTCGTTGCCCAGGTATCGAGCAGGTAATTGACCTTGCGAAAGGCCCACTGCGCCGTATCCGAATCAATCGTATCTCCCGGTGATTGTATGCCCGTTTCAATCAGGGCATCCGAGATCAGATCAAGTACGGTGTAGGTGAGCGGGCCTTCCCCAATAGGCGGCGTAATCGGCACGTTAACTCAGGACGACGGCGGCCGAGGTGAGCACAGGAGTGACGGGAGTGATGGTAAGCACATCCGGGGTAGCCGTGATGACTACTCCATCAGGCCGAGTGATTGTGGCGCTAATCTGATCGCCGGAGGCCGCCGATGCCGCCAGCGCAGCGATAGTATCCGAACCGTCAGGATTGACTGGACTAAAGGATTCATCTGCCGGAGCCGAAGAAGCATAGGCTACCGTATAGGTCGCGTCAAGAGTGAAGGGCTTGCCATTCTGGTCAAGGCCCACGATAGCAGCATTAGCAGTGCCGCCGACTGGAATAGTTTTTGGCATTACAATTATCCTCGCATGAGTGAGACGTGGTTTTTGCCGTAGAAGGGTCAGGACTTCATTGAGGCGCAGGATCAGTATTCCAGCATCTGCTCGAATGCCGCTCAGAAGTGCGACGACTTCCCTTTGAAAAACTCTTAATTCCGGATCGGTCATCGGCTTATACGAATGTCCATTCCCCGTTAACCAGTTTCCATTCTTTCGCAGCCGTCGCTTCCTTCGCTTTCACTTCCGCGGCATTTGCATCCAGATCAGCCGCGCTCGGCAAGGACAGCTCCTCGTCTTTGGAATTGACGATCCTTCCGCCAACCATTTTCGGGTATTCCTTGTACTCGTAGGGTACGGGCGCATTGATGTTTCCCGGCTTGTTAGACATGGGCCATCCCTTTCGCCACCCGCAAGGAAATTGCATCAATGATGCCGATCTTGGTATCGTCTGCCGAAACCTCGATGCCGTACTTGTCCTTGGCCGTCTTCGCCAAAACGTCCTTGGACATCGCATTCAATTCAATGATCTCGGCAACGGACAATGATGGAGCCGGAATAACGCCCACCGAAGCCGCGAGCGGATCGGCTACCTTCTCCAGGTGTGCCTGCTCCTCGCTGCGCCGCAAAACTGGCGGAAACTTCACGAAGCCTTTCTTGCCTGCCTCGTCTTCCGCAGCCTTGTCTTTCACGATGATCTTAAGCGGTTCCGAGGCAGGCCAGTCCATGGGTGCCAGATTCGGATTCGCCTCATTCCGGCGGCGCACGCCCAGACGCTTATCTTCGATAACCGGGTCCAGCCTGGTTTCGTGATACATCATTTTTGGGTATTCCTGATGCCGATACGGTTTCCAGCCTGGAGACCGCTCGGGATGATGGATATCCATTGCGCCCTGCACTTCATTCCGATTCAGCAGTTCATTCGCTGTTTCCTGCAAAGATTCCAGCAGCAGCTTTTTGCGAAGCTGTAGATCGTCATAATTCATTCCAGCAGTTGACATATTCCCTCACTTTGAAAATAAAGGGGGCCGAAGCCCCCTTTGGAGTTTTACTGCCCGTAGAGGCCTACCGATGCCGAGAGGTTAGCCGCGGTATCGGAAGTAGCGCCTACGAATTGAAACTGGATGTAATCGCCGGCAACGACGGCCACACCGTTTGTGGAATCGCTGCACGTAGTGCCGGAGGCCGCAATCGTGCAAGTCAAGGCTGTAGCCGCGCCGTTCTTGTAAACGGTCATCACGTCCTTACTTGTGCCTCCTACTACGGCTGCGCTCGAAAGGACACGCAGATTGGCCAGTTCGCCATTAGTAGCCACAACGTAGCTATACAGGGCCGTCGTGCCCGTGCAGGCTGCCCCATTCAGATAAATCGTAGCGCCGCTAGAGACTGTGCCCGTGCAGAAGCCAGTAGCCGCAGTAACCGCTGCACTGCCCTGCGAACCGAGCCCGGAGCGGAACCAGTTTCCGTCCGCCTTGCAGTCATACCGATTGCCGCTGGTCAAATTAATCCATGGTAGAATCGGATACAGCTGTGCCGGCGAAGTAGCCAGGCCCGTCGAACTTGCCCAGCAAGTGCCCGCCTGATCATAGCCCTGAAACAAGTTAGGGCGGCTGACATAGACAGTCCTGCCGGATTGATGCCCCTCTGCCTTTGTCCCATTCGAGCCCCGAGTCACAGTGATGCAGGTTCCTGAGGGCGGAACGGTATTCGTTACAACCGTCATGGCTTCGGTATCCACCCAGAGTACCGTCTGGACAGAAGCCGTTGCCGTAACGTTCGAGATTGAAGTCAGGCAGATATTGGAACTGACGGGGGCCGTCCCGCTGCTGAAGACTGCGGGAATAGCCGCCGAAAGCGTTGTCGTGGTAAGCGTCTGGCTGCCCTGCTGCTGTGCAAATCCAGTAACAGTCAAGAGAGCCAGCAAAACCGAAGCTGCGAAAATACGGGTTAGTGTTTTCATTGGTGTATGCTCTCTCTCCTCAACTGCAAGCGATGCGGACGGCGCAGTTATCGGGGTACAGTGCCCCAAAGCCCATCAAGACATCTGCGCGGGTGACTTTCTTACGCTCGATCGGATCAAACATTTCCAGCAAGGCAATCGAGATCCCGGTATCGGGGTCCGTAGCCCGTGCCGACCATTCGCAAGCCTTCGGGATTTCCAGCGGTACGCCGACCATCGCAAAGGCATCTTTGGTGATTGCCATGCCCTGCGCCGAAGACTTTCCGCTTGGCGAAGTGGTTCCGGGGAAGGACGTGATTGCCGCCGTATTGGTAGGTAGAGAATCGACGTTCTGATACTGCGAGCCGGGGCCGAAGATGGCTGGCGAGATGTTCAATACGTCTGCGCCGCCGCCAACGCAGGTAATGCTCTGCGTCACGACGAACTGCTTCAGAGTATTGGAAATGTTCGCCAGGTTCTCCGGGTTGACCGCATTCACATTGGCGATGTTAAAGATATCGCCCTGATTGTACGTGTCACCCGCCGTCGCAAAAATCGTTAGCGTCGATCCTTGCTGCCCTGCACCGGCTACGGTATTCGCCCCAGCCTGGGTTCCAGCCGTCTGCCGCCAATTGTTGACTGACTCGTACCAGTCAAAGCCGCTCATCTTGCCCATGGAGCCTTGCTTATACTGGCGCGAGATTTCCGAAGTTGGATTGAAGAACGAAGCCAAAGACGGAATCAAGCTGGTTCCAACCGAAGGCGGGTAGATCATGCCCCATTCCTCATCTTGCGGGCAGCCTTGCTCAATCAGCCTCTGGCGGGCCTGCTGGAACGTCGTCATGGAGGTTGGGTCTACGCCCAATTGTCCAACGATGTTGGAGGTATTCTGCATGGCGAATAATGCAAAACGCCGGTCAATTTCATTGGCAAGTTTCGCCATCAGCTTGTCAATGTACTCTTCCTTGAACCATTCCCGGCCGCGCTCCATTTTGAGAGCACGCTCGACGGAATCGACTTGGAAATGGATACCGAAAATCTGATTTACACTGACCGTGGTGTAAATCCGGTTAATGGGCTGAGGTTGAAACGCCAAGCCGTTCGTTACCAGCCAGCGCTGCGGTAGTTTGACGCGGACGGCTTCGCCGACGGCAAAGTCTCGTTCGTATTCTTTTTCGTACTTATGGGTGGCAAACTGTGCGTATACGAGCTTATTCAGCAGCATACGCAGACTTTCCGCCGCGACCCAATCGACGAACTGAAATGTGTTTGGGGTAGCCATTTAAAAGCTGTCCTTTGTGCGATTAGCGGCGGGATGCCGCAAGATCGCGTGCGTTCATGGCCCTCATGTACGAGGCCATGTCGCCTCTTGCCAAAGCATCTTCCGCCTCATCCTTTGGAGCGGCTTTACGTCCGCTCAATTCCGTAGGCGGCGGCGGTAGCTTCGGCGGTTGAGGTTTCGCAGGAACAGGTTCCGATACCGGCTTGTCAGGCGCAGTCACTTCTCGCTCTATCGCTTCCAGAATCTTGATTTGGCGCACAGGACTGACTTTGTTCTCAAACTTCTGAGTCTTGATGTCATATGTCCCATAGTCCCATTTCTTCGTTTCTGGATCGTATGTGCAGCCGTAGAACTCAGCTACGATCTCAGGATGCTTCTGCAAGTGATACAGAATCTCTCCTGGATGATCGGACTCGTCAATGAACTGATCGACGGGTGAGCCTGCGGGAATCGGCAAGCCCTGACCTTTGCCAACGACTTCAATAAAGTCAGGGTACTTTTGCATCGCCGATTTGGATTTCTCCAGCAGGGCAGCGCCTTTCGAGGTCATTTCTTCGGTAGCGCGACGAGCTTGTTCGGCCTTCGATAAACGCTCTTCAATTTTCGCCTCAAACTGTTTTTCCTTCCAATCATCGACGGCATCCATAAAGGCCGCCATGGTTTCAAAAGGTTTACCAGTCTTTGGGTCATTGTCCGTTATCTTGGGCCGGGCACTGAGTTTTTCGGGCTCCGCCTTAATCGGTTCAGTCTTGACTTCGGCGGGTTGAGAAGTTGCTTGCTTCCGCTCAAGCTCCTGGTATTTTCTCTGGAGATTGCCGTATTGCTCGGATAGCTCCTTCCAGCGTTTGTCGGAACGACTTTCTTGCTTCTGCGGTTTGGCAGCTGGCGATGCTGCGGCAGTTTCGCTCTTGGCCGGAGGCGGTACGGCCGGTTTCGCCTCAATCTCTTTTGCGGGGGCCGACTCCGCTGGTTTCGGCTCAGGTTCTTTTACTTTAATGGCAGGGATATCGCCGGTCTGCCGCCATGTGGCTAACTCTTTCGCCGTGGCATGATCCAAGCGGTCCTGCACGGAAATCTCTTGTACCTCGGGGGCTGGGGCCGACTCAGCCGGAGTAACGGCGGGAGTGCTCATTGCTGATCACCTTCCTGACTCTGGTTTTGTTCTTGCATCGCCTGCTGATGCACTTGATCGGAAGCCTGCTGCGCCGATTGAGTAGCCGCAGCCTGCTGGCCTAATTCCATATTGTGCTGATGCGTCTGCATCGCCATACCCAATTCATGTGCCTGCTGATGCAACTGTTGCAGCAGGTCATTGAACAATTGCAGCCGCTGATTCACGTCCTGCGCCTTGGTGCTGATCTCGGCCACTTCCAGTTTTACCAATCGGTCTTTATCAGCTTCTGAAATCTGTACCGTATGCGAGGCTGCATCCGCTTCGCCTTTGGCCTGAATCTCCATTTGCTTCAGCTGGAGTTTCGTCTGCGCTTCCAATTCCCGCTTCGCGCGATCCTGATGCAGGGCCGCATTCTCCGTCTGCAATTGCGTTAGCTGGGATTGCAGGGCCTGTAACTGCTGCTGCTGCTGTGCCGGATCGCCCTGCGGAGGCTGAAGAATCTTGACCATCTGATCGCCAATCGGCCCTAGCTGCTTCAATTGGATAATCAGCGCCAAAAGTGCCGTCTTGATCGAAGGATCTAGCGGCAGTCCTTCCAGTTCCTGCGTCAAAGTCTCAAGGTAATCGCTGGCTTCTTCCCGCTGCGAGTCTTCGTTCGGCCCTACCGCAATCGTCACATCGTACTCACCCAAAGTCATATCGTGATGCTGTTTTTGGCCGACTTCGTCCGTGTAAGGCTTATTAATCCAAACCAGCTTTTCCTTGCCATCCCGCATGCGAATCGGCACTTGGCGCTCGCTAACTTCCACCTTGGAAATCAGATCGCTGGCAATCCTACCCATGGCCGTGATAAATCGGTTGTAATTGGAAATGAAATGGAATGACCCTACATCCGATTGCTCATCGAGTTCCTGAATCGCCTTGCCGGATTTGACGTTTGTGTCATTCTTGCCAACGGAACTGTTGTACATCCCTATAGCGGACTGGATGTCTCGCTGGAAGGTTTCCCCAGCCAAGGCAAGATTTTGCAAGGGTGGGTCAAAGGGTTCGCGCGTCGGCGGCTGCGCCGTCTTCTCCCCATTCGGCAGTTCTACTGCCTTATAGTACAAGTAAGGTCTGGGAACACGGTTCGCTTCGGCTACTTCCTGCTCATGCCCTTCAAACTGCCCTTCAATTGCCAAATAGTTCGTTCTCGGAACCTGCCCTACCGCTTCCATCATGCAGGTTCGCGCATAGTTAAACGCCATCTGGGCGTCGCGGGCATTGCGAATCAAAGACATCAGCATGCGCTTCGATCCGCCAGCCTCCGTGATGAATAATTCCTTGCCCCAGATCGGCACGATAGGAATCCATTTGCCAACCCATTCGTTTTCTTCCAAAATTTCCACGCCGTTTGTCAGGTACTGCCAAATCTTTCGGGTATGCGTGTCCCGGCTGTTAAGATATGGCGCTCGAATCTCAGGATGGCCTTCAATCGCCGGGTAAATGACCATGGAGTTCTCTATGCGGCCGCCGCGAGCTTCCAGCTTGGACTTCAATTCCGTCAATAAGCCTGCAGCTCCGCCATCGAACTGTACGAGTTCATCGGCCTGCTTTTCCACGCGCCAGTATTCGGCAATCTGAATAAACTTTTGCTTGATCCACTGCGGATAATTTCTGGCTACTTCGCCCTCAAAGGCTACAATCTCCGCCTTCGGCCAGCGCCGCCGAAACTCTGTCTTGGAAATCTCGTCCAGCAGAAAGCAATGCTCCGCATCGGAGCAGTCCAGTTCCTTGCAGCCGGGGTCCATCAGCACCGCATCAGGATTCGGAATACGTCGAATGCAAATCTCCTGATCAAAGCTGGTTTCTGAGGCATATCGCAGAGACACGCGAGCAAAGCCATAGGACCGCTGCACGCAGTTCTCTAAAGCCGTGATATAGGCTGCCTGGGCATCAGATTTGTACTGAATCGCCCGAATGCGGTTCTCGCGCAGTTCCGCAAGCTGGGCTGTAGCTCCAAACCCCGCCGGGGAAATCTTGATCTCGCGGGGATGCTGGCGAACTTCATTGATCACCAGATTGCAGTATTGATTAAGCTGGTCATCGGAGATCATAGGCCGCTCGCCCGAACCTTCCTGCCCGCGGCGTGCCGTCTTCTCCGAATCCGGCCAAGGATCGTTCGCTACGTAGAGAATATCTTTAGAGCCCTCTTCGCGGATCGTGCCGAACTGATCCGAATCAGTATCATAGTTCTCCCGGATTTCCCGAAGCAGAGCTTCATCCTTAGTGCCAAGCCGACTGCGGTTCTCTACTGCTTTCTGCTGTTGCGTATCAGGCATTTAATTGCGAATGTTCTCTCGGCTTTTCCAGTGATAGGCATGCGATTCAGTAACCATTGCGGGTCGTCGCTGTTTGCGCTTTGGCTCGCCTTGCTCGGCGGTATGGCTTTCCATATCGTGCTTCGCCTGCATCTGTTCGCCTTTGGCTGTGACCTTATTGCCGCGCATCGCGCCAATTACGTTCATCGTGCCAAACACCGCACGTGCGAGGGCCTTCCCTTTCTTGCCCTTTGCGGCATACTCAGCTTTCAGCTTTTGCTCCAGGAATTTTGGCATCAGTTCGCCCTCTGAAGCAGAAATCGGCTGGGATTCTTTCTGGCGTTTGGGCAATTCTTGGCATGCGTCAGATAGCAATCGCACACCCAGCACTTATGCGCCTGATGCGAATTAGCAAGATCAATCCACATTTGGATTTCGAGGAAAGATAGGCCGTTCATTTAAGCCTCTTTCCAATCGTAGCCATGACTCTTGATGGCCGACTCGCTGAAGTCTGTCTTCATGCCAGGGGTATCATTCAGCGCACAGCAGGCATTACTGTAGACATGAAATGCGCCTTGCTTGCAGAACATCGCGCGACCCTGAGAGTCTTCTGCCTTTGCCGCCGCGTGATACTCGCAGCGCTTGCAGCCGAATCCTGCTTTCGGCGTCTCCCCGTAATCCGCCATCTCTTTGCTGATCTTGCGTGCAAATTTAAGTTCCGAATCGCCCGCGTCTTTATTCTCCCAATGACGACAGGAACCATGCTTTGCGCTGATTGCGCCTTCGACTGCCAGACATGCCCCGCCTTGAATGAACTTATTGCATTCGCCGCAATCGTAATTGCCCTCGGAATCATAAATACGGGGATTGCCGCACCAGGGATCTGTGTACTGAAACATCTGAAAGAAGGTCTGCCGCACATGCTCTTCCTTGACTTCATCGTAGGAACCAGTGTCCTTGAACAGGCCATCAGCCCCTACGGGGAAGGAAAGTACGTCACGAATCTCGCTTGTCTCAGGCATATCCAAGCACTGCGGCCAGTTTCTTTGACTCAGGCAGCATTTGGATGTTCGCGGAAATATCGATCAATCCCGGTCTCTATTCCTATTGGTAGCGGCTGGCTTACTAGTATCCGCCGCAGAATCTCCATTGCCAAAAACGGAAGCCATTTGTCCTCATTCTTCGGCATCGGAGTATTGAGATACGCAATCACAGCAGAAGTGCGGTGGGTGAACGATTCGTTCGGCCAGAATGCAGGGTCGTCATCTCGGTCAAACTTAGCGAAGAACTCGCTACGATCTTCCGAGAAGATTAACGTCACACTGCGCCTCGATTCTGGATTGCTAGCTCTTTCCCAATTATGCTGCATTATTCCTCCGCGATCTCTTCTTCTTCGTCCGGTTCGTGGCCCTTGGCATCCGTCTTATCCGCCGACTCGTCCTTTTCCTCAATCACTGAGTGCGGTATCCCCATAACCTTCGCAATGTGCTGGAGCACATGCCCGGCCGGAAGGACTGGCTTCTCACCCCCATGCGCCTCGAATGGCATGCGCTCGGGGGGGTGCTCAAAAGCCGTATGGTGATGCTCGATAATGTGACCGCCATTCTCGCCATCGCCTTTGTACATGCGAACGTGCTCCAATTCCTTTGCGGGCATCTTTGGCTTCTCTGCCCGCGGATTCATCCCGCCATGTGCAATAGACATTCAGTAGCCTCGATTCTTAGAAGTTGTAGGGCCTGAAAACGCCATAATGCTGAATTGGCATCTCCCCTCAGGCCCTATCGCTGTTACGCGGGAACGCGCAGCGCTTTTTGGGAGAAATTGAGGCTGGGTTCTCCATGCTCATCGTGCCGCCTTGCTCAGAAGGTCTTCTCTGGAGGTTGAGCGACATATCCAGCGGGCAGAGGGAACCTTGCCACCCAGCCATTGCCTGACTCAGTTCCCGATGCAGCACAGACTCTATACCGTGGCCGAGAGTACATCCGTAAACGTCGCTACCGTCGGCGTCAGGTTCACAATGTATTGCCGGGAAGTGTTCTGCGCGATCGTAGCCGTCCCGGTCACGGTTACACCCGTGCCCCCTGCCAAGGTAAACGTTCCCGCCCCCGTCTGAGCAATCGTCAGCGTGTATTGCAGGCCATTGGTCAAGATCGCCGGATCGTTCAGGAACGGCCCAAACTGGGCTATAGCATCGGCCCATAACTGCGCTGCCGTGCGTGTAGTCTGCGTCCCTGGCGTCGTCGCGGCAGATTGCAGGAACACATCCAAGCCGCCCGTAAGAATATTGGCGGGGATCGTGCCTGTAGTCACGCCCGCCGCAAACGTGGAGAAATATGTGCTGCACAAGGCGAGCAATTGGGCGGCGCTACTGAAAGTAAAGGCGCCAAAGTTTACCAGCGGGCCGGCGGGATTGATAGCCATGCCCAGCAAGCCAAGGCCCAATAGCACCAGCCAGAAACCGGGATGCAGGAAAAGCAGTGCGAGAGTCATAGATTATCCTTTGCCTAAAATGCGGTTCGCTTTTGCGTCGATCTTTGCCTTGGAACTGGTAGATAGTTTGCCTGCTTTGACCATTTGCGAGGCGCGAGCTTTGGCGTTGGCAGCATGACTGCGGTCGGGCATCGGGTAGGCTCTCCGGCCAGGAAGTCCGAATACGCTGTTTGATAAAGCGTTACGATTGGCGCTGGTTAATTCGGCCATCTACATCCCTCCGCGCATACGCTGAAGAATTGAATTCGGAAACTGCTGTTGTTGCGGAAGGCCATTCCAGCCTTGAACCGGAGATTGAATGGGATTGATAGGCATAGGAGCCTGCGGAGGCTGGCCGCCCCATTGACCACCATTCCATCCCTGCACCGGTGCCTGTATCGGTGCGATTGGCTGCACTGGAGGCTGTCCGCCAGTGAATCCAGGCGGCATGCCTCCATTGAATCCGGGGACAGGGCGCATGGCCGTGCCTTGAGGTTGCATAAACTGCTGTGCGTAGGCATTGGCGTAGGGCAGCATTTTAGTTTACCGCCGTGTGTTCGGGATGGTGCAGAGTGGCAACAATATGAAAGCGGTCACATAGCAGATCCGTAGCGTCATGATCATTCCTATGACCTCCAGGCATGCGGTCGTAGGATACGGGCCTGACCTCCTCGCATGATGCACACCAGATGCTTTCTACTTCAGGCTTCATTAACTCCATGCTGTAATTGCCGGAGCCTTCATGCCGGCAGGCTTCTTGATGGGAGGTTTCACGATCATTGACGATATGCGGCTCTCCAAATAGCGCGTTGCGTCCATCTCGTGATCGTTCTGCTTCACCACGTGCCCTTTTTCGTCCCGGCGATAGAGTCTGAATTCCTGCAGCCAGTTTCCCAGCGTTTTGAAAACTTTTAGCCGGCCAGTAGACATCCGATTCCATACGGAGTAAAGGCCAGACTCCACGCCATTGTCAGCAAGGGTGAGATGTAGGCCCAAAGCACGGTAATCGTGCAAGAGTTGTTCACCGTCGCGCTGCCCTCGCCCCTGAGCGGCCGGGTCAATAAAGCCAGGTATCCATTCCCCGCGAGCCCGGATGCCGGCGGCATTCACGCTAGGCTCGGCTTGTGATCGTCTATGCTCGCCGATCACATAAAGAATGTCATTCTGGCGGTCTAATGCCCCCCAGACCGCTGCGGTGCAGTTCCAGCCTACGTCCATGCCGTATCCTTGCGGCCAATGAGCAGGGATTACAAATGGATCGACGAGCAAATCGGTTTCAGGGACTGGATAAATTGCGCCAGCGCCCAGCTGCGGGATTCCTTTTGAGCGGGCATCTCTTTGAAATGGCGGGATTGAGTTCCAAAGATCAGTCTTCGCCTGGGCGTCAAGATGGGGTGCATCATCCCATGTAGCCATGACAATGTACTTCGTAGGCGTGGCGGCGGCTGCATCCAGTTTGCCATCGGGCAGAAAAGAAAGAACAACCTCGGAGAGCCCTAATAGCGGAGTGAAGGTCAGCATCACCATGCCATTATTCGTCATCGTTCGTAGCAGGCACTCAGTATAGATCCCAAGATCAGGCTCCTCGTCCAGCCAGATAACATCTTGCTCGGTCCCTTGGAAAGACTCTCTGCGCTGATCATAAGTCTTTAGAACTAACTGACTTTCGCCGCCCTTCGCGTGTCTTACATAGACTGAATCAACCTTATCGGGTAAACCGCCACCGCCTCGTACAATCCGCGCGAGGCTATCTCCTGGTATGAGGCCCGTACCGAAACTCCCAATTGGTCCGAGGAGTTTCTTTTGAATGATGTCCCGAACAGTGGTACCTGTATCACCAGCCGCCCATGCTGAAATCGGCCGCGAGAATCTTCGTCCTTCCCACCATTCTGGGTATCGTCCCGTCAGGTGTAAGGCGAGTTCATATCCTCCAACGCCTTCTGTCTTGCCAATGCGATTCGCGGCCAGCATCAGCCGCTCACGGAAACTCGTACCCGCACGGAAAAATTCCATATGCTTTGGGTACAAGTCCCGCCGCAGAGGTCCGCTATCGGGATAATAGTTCAGGATTTTCCTTCGGCCCGCCCGCCGCTTCTTCTCGGCTAGGAGCGATTGCAAGGTTTCCAGCTGTGTCAATCTCTGCTGCAATACCGAGCTCGCGGAGGATTCCTGAAATGCGATCGTTGAGGCTTCCATCGTCTATCTTTTCAATCTCTATGCGGTGGTCGATTTCCACTTTAGTTGGAAACATCTGCAAATGCTTGCCTAAGCGCTCTAGATTCGCGCCCTTGTCGGCGAGTTTGAATTTCTTGATATAGCCGGCAAGATTGCGCTCCTCGCCTGCACCTGCAAATAACTCAGCCACTTCCAATCCCGAGATTGCACGCCGCGCATCTTCGCTAATTTCATGCAGAGGTTTTGCTGTACCGTCTTCATTCCAGAACTCCAAAGGATCGAAGAATGCTAATCGCGCCAATTCCATCTTCACGCGCTCGACCGTAATATCTAATTTGTCGTTATATTTCTTATTCGCTGCCTCAATTTGAGCGCGAATCCTACCGTCTGCTAATAGCTGCGCACCTCGGACGGACGCTCCTTTTTCGCTGTAACCCGCTGCGATCGCTGATCTTGTTGCATTCCTGTCTTTTAGGAATTCCTTCACGAAGCGCGTGCGCCTCTGATGCACGGGAATGCGGGGGGTCTTGCCAGCTTCGATGGTTTCTGCTGTTTTCACTGAATCAGCCCCCGCCGTAAAGCCTGTGCTACTGCATGGGTAATCGTATCTGCACCCAATTTATCCAGTACGTTCTTTGCCGTGTTCTTTACCACTTGCAGGCTCGTACCGTTCCAGGTGCGAGCAATATCCTGATAGCGCTGCCCTTGAGCCACCTGCTGAAGCAAATTCAATTCCTTGCGAGTAGGAGGCTTAGGAGGGCGAATGCGTTTGATACGAATACGAGCGCCAATGCTGCCGTAGTTAATCATTTCGCAGGCCAACAAGCTCCGCAAAAGACGCAACGCCGCATCGCTTCTCCATCAATCGCTTCTGCCGTCACATTTCTGCGGCATAAGGGGCACTGCTCTACGTCCAGATTTCGCCAGATGTAAATCACTGTGAGTGCGACCGCTAACAGAATCAGGCCCAATCCGATTGCAGTGGCAACTGTCATGGATTCCAAGACCACGGATGATCCGCGCCGCTGTCCGTCGTCGCCGGGATCGCAATGTACCGCTTCTTCACCGGAGGCTGATATACGCGCAATTCCCGGCCATCGACAGAAACAATAACCTTGCCCATCATCTCCTGCCGCAATCTCTCCCGCAGAGGCCCCCATTCTTCCTCCGTCAATAAATGCAAAGCGATATGCCGCGGACACGTCCAGCGGGCAATCTTCGCAGCCAGCGCTAAAGCTGCAACGGACTGGGATGCAGAGTTTTCCGCACGATCAAATGCGGGATTCTGATCTTTCAGGAAAACTTGGATGCGAGAGGTGCGACGAGTCAAGGTGATCTTCCGAACTTGAGTTCGGGAGTAAACCTCGGTGGCGCAGAGGCAGAGTTGTATACTACAGGGTTATCTGTACACGAAAGGGAAGACAAAATGCAAGAGGGAAATTTAGAGGCCCGCGATTGAGCGCGACTGGGGGCGAGAACTCAATCACGGAACCCCTTACTCGACCCAAATATATGCCGGGTCGTTATCGCCATATTTGCCATTCGGTTTGAACAAATCACTGGGGCGCATTTCTGCCTTAGTGATCTGCCCGGTCATGAGCATATGCACTGCATCTTTGCAGGTTACTAGTCTGCGATTGTCATTCTCGCCGTACATTCTAAGCCTCCCTAAATCCTTCTGCTGCCCTTATCGAAGTTGCAGGCCCAACAACTCAATGCCAGATTCTCGCGGTGATCATCATGCGTCGATCCGCCAGAGCCTTTGGGAATAATATGCTCCAATGTGGGCTCGCCAATGATTAGACCTTTATGCACATAGCAGAGCTTCGGCCCAGGCGCGTCGATTAACTCCTGTCGGCGACGTGCCAGCTCTTGTGGCCCTACCCACTCTCGATAGCCGCGAGGATGGTGCGGATCGTCAATTCTTCGGATTTCATTGGGCTTAAGACGTTTCACTTGGCTTCTCCTTTTGCCCACTTAACTCCAAGGGGATGACAGAAACAGTCTTCTTTGCCTTTCCAGCCGCAATTACAATATCTCTGCGGGCGATAGGTGAAACGATGCCCATTGGAGCAAGCAAAGTGAGTAATATGGCAGTTATCGTCGTGATGATGCCGCTTTCCCTGCTCATCGTAAAACGGCATATAGGCAACCAAAGTCTCGCTTGTGCCATGATCGGTTACCTTTGAAGTCACGCCTGCTTCAGCACAGGCAGGGCAAATAATAATATCGGGATGCAAAGTTTCTCCACGGTTCACGCAACTTCTCCTTTTGCCCGATGCTCCGAATAACAGCTTTCACGGCACCAGCGTTTTCCGCAGCACGGCTCGGAATGAATCCGACATACCGGAGCACCGCAGTTTGCACACTGAGATGTAGCTCGAGTGTGATTGCCCTTCACGCAGCGTTTCATCGCCCACCCAGCTTATTGTGCAGCGGGTTATACTGCCGCTCAATCCATGCCGCATGCTGCCTCTCTTCCTTGTCCGGCGTGTGTCTCCGCTTTTGTTCTTTTGGGGGCATTCCGCCTGTGCAGTTCACGATGACGGAGTTCAGATCCCGAATCACGCGTTTGACGGCAAAGTCATAAGCCGTGCTGCCATTCCTGCCGTCTGTGAGTTTCCTGAAATCTATTTTCATTTGTGCCAGGTCCAAAGCCAATTTAGAGTCCGTATTCAGCATCGAGTTCTTTTCCTTCTTTGGTCGAGAGAAACAACTCCCATAATTTGTCCCATCCCCAACGCTTTACAAACTTCGCCGTTTTTGCGTCCCGCTGCCTGATCGCCTTCTTCTCCGGGTACATGCGATCCTCCACGGCTATGATCTGACGATCCAACTCTTCAACACCAGACGGCCGAGTATTCACCACAATACATACCGGATAGCCTAGTTCCGCCATTTCGCTTTGCTCCAGCTGGAAGTTCGTCACGATTAACTTTCGCCGGATGGCTTTAAGCTCACGCAACGTCTGCTCGTCCCTGAGTCTCGCTCGGACCTCAGGCGATTGTTTTGGGCGCTCGCCGAGCAAATCCTTCCATGTCAGCCCCATCGCCTTTAGAACTTCGTCCTGCGTGCAGCCCTGAGACATGCACTTGAAAATAATGGGTTGCTTTCGGCCTTCGGCTATCGATAGGGATGGGCGCTTATCCGCGTGGGCTGGGCATCGGGCCAAATATCTCCCCTTGCCGATCCGTTTAGCTCCAAGAAGACTGGCAAACTCTGATACTGTCATGCTGGCACCTGGGGCTGATTCCTTTCATTGTGCTTCGACTTGGCCCATGCGATCCGCTTGTGCTTGTCAAACTGCTTCACCGCATAGCTCGGTTCCCTAGGAGACTCCACAAGGCCACGCGGCCAAATCCCGAAATGCTCGCGGTATCCATTCGCTGCCCAACCGTCTTTGTATCCGCGCTCTCTGGCAAGGAATAACATCCCAGAGTAGAATTCCTGCTTCTCTGCGTGTGTCGGCTCCGCTTTCTTTTCGCGCTTCTCTTTAGTAGCCTTCTCATATTCCCACTGAGTCATCTCAACGAGTACCGCCGGAATGAAATCTTTTGCCATACCCTTGAGTTCAGGGGGGATGCCGCATCTCGGACAGATGGGCTTGTTATGCATAAAACCGCATTGCTGGCAAGTGATCTGCACTTTCTCGGTTTTCTTTCGCTGCTCGTCCAAGTGCTCAACCTGCTCTTTGCCCTTGGCTAATTCCCAGTCTCGTGGCAATTCTAAGCGCCCATGGCGATAAACATTTCCTGAGTGGTCATGGTATTGAAGATTGCGCTTGCCAGTGAAAGGACGCATTCCGCGCCCACCGGATTGCAGGTACTTGATAATGCTTTTCGAGGGAGCTGCATCAACGATGCAATCTATGCAAGGGATATCCGTTCCCTCGACATAAACCATCGCATTGCAAATTACCTGAGTCTCGCCAGAATTGATTTCCGCAAACACCCGATCCCGAATACTATTGTCCGTTTCGCCGTCGATGTGTACGGCCTTTACACCTGCCGCTTTGAACTGATTCATTAGGTGGATGGAATGCGCTACGCCAGAAGCAAATACCATCGTCCTCCGATCACAGGCATATCGCTTCCAATTGTCAACGATGTCGCCTATCAGAACCGTGGCATTCATCACGGCTTCTAGTTGCGCTTTGTTGTACTCACCGGCCGTCAGCTTGACGCCAGTCACGTCCGGTATAATCCCTACCCGATAATCCACAGGGACTAGATATCCGTGGTCGATTAACCAGGGCATATCGGGAGTTCTCACCATTCGGTCAAAAATGTTTCCCAAGCCAAAGCCATCAGTGCGTATGGGAGTAGCCGTTAAACCGAGAACTTTTGCCCCGCTTTGCTTGTAATGGTCAATGATCGCTAGATGGCGGTCCGAACCCGCTCGATGAACTTCGTCTACTACCAGTAATCCAGCTTCCGGGAATCCTTGCTGCTTCCGCCGCGCCCAAAGGGTATCTATCGAGGCCACCTGTACGTCAAGCCACTGCATTGGAGCATGGTCAGCCATGATAATGCCAGCCTCAATATCAGCATCAGCCAGCTTTGTAAGAGTTTGCGCTACGATCTCGCGGCGGTGGGCAAGAACCAGAACCCGCTCTTTCGCGTGCTCTCGGCGCATGGCTATCAGGTGCGCCCCAGAGATCGTCTTGCCCGCTCCCGTCGGAGCTTGTAATAGAACTGCTTGGACCTCTTTGAAGGCCCGCCATACGTCCCGATTTGCCTCTAGCTGATACTCTCTAAGATTTAACATGAGGCCTGCTCGTATGCTGACCCGCATGCCCTAAGTATGCGATGCACGACAGACGGTATATCCGCTTCGACTTCTTCGTTCGTGAACCTGACAACTCTGATCCCGGCCCTTCTCAATATCCGTGTTCTCTGTGCATCTTTCTTGCCGCGGAACAGATGGTACGGGCCATCGACCTCAATAGCCAACCTGACTCGCGGTATGTAAAAATCAACAATGTAGCATTCGGCGGGATATTGGAAGCAGACTTTAAGTTTATGGCGGGGGAGGACTTCTCGGAGGACATTGAGCAGAGTCCGCTCCGCTTTCGTGGCATTGTCGATATTCTCAAGGGCGAACCGTTTAATGCGTGGACTAACTTTGTGCGGATTGTGCAGCTCAGACCGTAACCGCTCCTCCCTCCTCTGGCTCTTTGACTTCTTTCGGACGTGCGGAGGAATCCCGAACTGATATTGCATCGACAACGATCGGTATTCGTCGGCTGATTTGGGCATGGTTACCTATATACCCTACTGATTTAGTAGCCTACAAGATCAAAATCTAAATCAAGACCCTGGTGTTGTTCTTAAATCAAATGCTTGATTCCAGAGCAGGAAAAAGCAGGGGCTACAACCACTGAATTTTCCTGACGCCATGCTTTCATCCGTCGCATGTGTCAGCGTGCAATCGCCTTTATGCACGGCCCCCGCAGGGGTCGTCCCCCTTAACGATGGGCGATGGCGCACGCGCCGCAGGTCACCGGAGCACGCTCTGGGGCGCAATCCCCATTGCCTGCACAGAAAATAGCTACGGGCGCTGCAAAACTCGAATTGATTGAGATTGTCATTCGCCAAGGAGCTAAACGGGACAAGAAGGATTGGGCGGTTCTGGCGGCTCCTTGGCGAGGAATTTAACCAGGGGACCGCCCGCTCCAAATTGTTCCGCGAAACAAGTGTAATCACACTATCAAACCCTTTGCAAGCTAAAAATACAGCGAATCCCGTATTTTTTCCAGCAGAACGTTTGCGTTACTATGTAGGCACTAGCTGCATTAAATATTCCGCACCAAGAGGCTCCGAATGCGATTCTATGACTGGCTGCTACATCTCAAGGCCGATGGCCGCCTGAATCACAAAACCCTGCAACTGCATCAGATCCCAGAACCTTACCTGCAAGAACTCTGGGTGGAAGGTGTCTGCCCTACCGTCCGGGCGGTCATCAATTTCTGCCGCATGGACCCAGAACGATTCAAAGATGCGATGGAGAAGTACGAGCTCGCCGCATAATCCGTGCGCTGGCTGGCCTAGCGTTCGATTCTAGCGAGGTTTAGGCTATGGCCTGCCTCTGACTACCCCGAAAGGCCAAACCGCCTCTAATCGCTTATTCTGCCCACCAAGTCAGCCAGGCCATGTAGCCCGCCGAAATAGCGAAGAAGCTGAAGGCCGCTAGCACCAGCACGGCCGCACAGTAATCCCATGCCGTCCATGGCACACGCGATTTCTGCCGGTTCCGCAGCAGGTAGAAGTCATTGATCTCGGCATCCTCTTCCGGTTTCTCCCATGCCATCATCGCGGTTTCCTTTCGTACGCACTCTTGATTAACTGCTCGACGCTTTCCGTAACAATCTGCCGATTCAATAACTTGCCCAAGTGCATCAAGGCTCCCGATCCGCAGCACTCACAGGCTGAGGCATTCTGCCCGACAGAATCACAATTGACGCATAACCAAAGGCGCGACAAGGGAGTGATCATGCCGCCACCGGGAATTCATGTACCCAGTAACTGTCTGGGATTCTGCCCTGCATTCCAGATTTTGGGCCAGAGTCCTGCTTCACGAATATCGGCACCAAGGAAGTCCGGCATTGATCTACAAGGTCCGTAATCCACCGCAATTGGCAATCACGGTCCGAGCCTGACTCACCGCCCACAATCACCCAGTCAATCGAATGCAGCGGGACGGGAGTCAGGGCTGCAAGTAGAGGCTCAAGCGAAAGGAACCTTACCCTGGCCGGAATCTGTTGCAGGTAGATGATGCGGTCGAAATAGAACTGGCTTTCTACGCTCACGCCAAGCCAGACATTCGGGTAACCATCGCCCCAATCAGCAGGTAGCCGTTCGGCAATCAACTCGGGGCGCTTGGTGAGAATCTGGTACGTCAGATGCGGTGTCTTTCTGATGATCTCCCACGCTTCAGTTCGCCACGCATCCGCCGACTCGATGAAGAAGTCCGACCATGAGCACGTAAACACCATGCGCGGCTCCTTCCATTTAAGTGGTGCATTGAATGTGGTCTTGCTCCGCTGCACCTTGTAGGGATCACGTCCATATCTCTGCATCTCGCGGTACATATAGCAAAACTTGCAGCCAGGTGAAATCTTCGTGCAGCCATACCAAGGATTCCACGTTGCCTCAGTCCAGCCAATATCGGTAATTTCCCCCATTATTTTGCCTCCGTCAGTTCGGTGACTATGGGCCGCGCCGCGGTCAAAGTGTGCAGCATCTCAGCCAGTTCATCTAAGAACTTTCCAACCTCAGCTTCACACTCTGCGATTCGCTCTCGATCCCGATGATGCCGGCGCACGAATAACCGCAAGCCAGGAGTAATCATTTCCTTGCAATACGATCCATAATCAACCCACTCTCGCTCGGGGGCGCAGGCTAACTGCATGTTCATCTGCCAGATATAATCCTCTGGAATCACACCGCCGCGAAGAATCTCGAAATGGTTTTCGGGTTTGAGGTTCTTAAGCTCCAAGAGGCCGATATCGCCCACTTTGGCATCCGGAGAAGCTCCTGCATATTTGATCGTATCGTGCAGGTAAAATCCTCCATTCGTAGTCATCTCCCCAGTTTCGGCTTCATAAGCGGCCAGTGCTGCGGCTTCATCTTCTTGCCCGCGAATCATCCAGTCCGAGACGTAATGTTCCGAAGCTCTTCCGGTTAAATGTTCGCAGGCTAACTCAACCATGTAGTTGTAGCGAGAGGCTTTATAATCGCCTTTCTCCCCGTTCGCTGATTTCTTCTTGAGGCGTGCAATAATATCGTGCATGCGGGAAGCCGTACAAACGCCAACCCGCATACGCAGCCATTCATCCGAGTGCTGATCTACATCAACCCATGGCATTACTGGCCTTCTTTCCGGGGATGCAGCTCCCTATAGCGATCATTCTTGGCCTTTGAATAGAGAGTTTGAGCAGGCTCATCGCCGGTAGCCTTAGCCTCTTGCAGGGCCTCCTGAAAGGCAGTCTTGAGTGCGGTATCATTCCCTGCCGCCATGATCTGATTTGTGCGTTTTTTAACGACTTCCTCTGGCACAGGCTTATAGCTTAGCGTGGCTTCCTCCGGATTCCTGCCGTCATTGTCCATGCCCTCCGCCACAATGCCCGCCGAGGCCAGTAGGGTATACCGTTCCAGATAGGAGGTAGTTGACCCAATTGCTTGCACATTGTTCTTGCCGCCAGAAGTATCAGGAGGGCCGCCTAGAGTAGCCATATCTTCGACATGCCCCGATGCCGTATGCCGAAATACACAGGTCATAATCGTGCGGCCGTTCTCACCCTCGGAGGGGCGCCAGGTATGGATGATGCCCTCTTTCTTCAATTCCACAGCGATCTGCTTGGCTGCCTTGTCGAGTTCCGCATGCCAGTAGGCCGTCTCAGTGCCGTCTTTGTTTTTGTAGGCAACTCGCTTGGTCTTATGGACTACCGGGATGTGCTCTCGGAACCTACCTAGAGCGGCCTCGAATTGCAGCCGCGCATCTTCCCGGCGAGCTTTTGTCATGGCCTCAACCAGCATGGCGAACTGTTCTGCCCCGCCTCCGCGCTCAACGGCTATCTGCATCAGCCGTTCCCACTTGTCGGTCGGCCCTGGCACCGCAATCGCTTCCTGCTTCTCCGTGTTTTCTATTACTTGCTCCACAGTTAAGCCTCCTTTTGCTCAATCTTTTTGCCGTTTATGTCACATTCGTAACAAGGCGCACAGACTCGCGGAGCTTGATCTTTGTCGGATATTGCGGGTCTTTGTGTACAACGATTTCCGAGACTTTAACAGGGCAAGCGACGAACTTAATTCCCTCGGAATCGAATTGATAGCACATGCATGGCATTGGGCAAAAGTGCAGACCACCTCCGCATTCCGCTTTACCGCCATCCCAATCGTCAGCCATCGGGGTAGTGCCAGGAGCATAGGACGTGCCATGCTGGCTTTTCCAGTCTGCCCGCACGATCTTGTAAAGAATGGCTATGCCCTTTACCGGAACTACGCCGTAATTGTCCAGCCATGCCTTTGCGGTAAGCGGGCCTTTATAGGCAATCTGGACCCCTCCGGTAACTTTAGGCTTTCCGTGGATGGTTACGGCTACCTGTTTTGAGGCCATGACTTGCGAGGAACCGTAGGCCATGACTTGCGAGGAACCGTAGGCCGTGACTTGCGAGGAACCGCAGGCCGTGACTTGCGAGGAATCGTAGGCCGTGACTTGCGAGGAATCGTAGGCCGTGACTTGCGAGGAATCGTAGGCCGTGTAAACTCCACTGCGGACAATGGCCGTATCGCCAGCCGCGCATACCTTCTCTAATTCTGCCTGACTGCTAACCTCTACGTCTTTCATGCGATCTCCTCGTCTTCTCTGACTTCCGGCCACTCCAGAAACCAAGCATCCGCCTCGCCCGTCACCAGCCATAGCCGCACATACCAGTACAAGCCATGCAGCCATACCGCCGTAAAGGCCAGATTCCTTATGACTTTCATTTAGTCACACCCCCCCCTTGAGTCCAGATGCCGCTGCAAGGCACCACAGCCTAAAGTCTTATCTACTAAGTCTGTGATTGTGCTGCCATAATGGACCTGCTCTACTGGGCCCAGCACAATATCCACATTGTCGCTCCATTCCCAATCGCCATTGCTGTGCGGCTCGGAATGTCCGACCTTGCCTGCGCAGCGGTAGGTAGAGCCTTCCTCTGTGAGGGTTGCTTTGCACAGCTCTGCCGCATTGCCTTCCGCGACTGGATCGAGGCCGAATGCCTTCGCCATCAACCTGTCAGAGAATGTGCGCGGAGGGCCGTCTTCTACTTCTGCCTGCATCTGCGGGGATTTCTGGAACTCCGCCACGTCGGCAGGAATCTTTGCCGCATAAGAATCCGATGGCGCGGCGACGAACGTCATCCTCATCCCGACCTTGTAACGTCCAACATCCTCCAATGGAATCTTGAAGTGAGCATAGCTGTACTCCGGCGGGTCTTGTTTGGCCGAGTAGCCGTCGAGTTGGAGTTCTCCATGGTCTGCCGAAATGACTATCGCATTGATGGTGAGTTCTTTTGTGATCATTGTGATTGGCCTCGGGAAGCATATTGGCACGAAGCCGGATTGTGTGTCAAGAAAATTCACACATTAGCATTATTTTCTTGACTTACACATTTAGATTGCTGTACGGTCCCTTCCATGAACAGCCCAATCATATATGTCAGGCTGCCAGAGCCGCTCAAGAAAGAAGTTGCGCAGCTGGCAAAGAAGGAGTACCAAACGGTATCCACGATGCTGCGAATGCTAGTCCGCGAGGCTCTAACGGCGAGGAAGGCATCGAAGTGATCAAATCCAGCCCCAAGACTCGCCGCTGCGATCATGCGCTTGCGGCGGCAGCGGAGGGCGTGAAGTGAGGAAGCATGGGCGCAGTGACGCGAATCAGGCCTTAATCATTAAGGCCCTGCGGCAGGCTGGGATATCTGTGCAGCCTTTGCAGTCAGTCGGATGCGGCTGTCCAGACTTACTCTGCGGCTATTTGGGAGCGAATACGCTTCTAGAAGTGAAGGATGCGGCCCAACCGCCCAGTGGGCGAAGGTTAACGCCAGAACAGCAGGAATGGCAGGCAGGATGGCGCGGCCAGGTTAATGTAGTCGAAACGCCAGAACAGGCGATTAGGATTTGCCAATTGCAATCCGAGTTGCCCTTTTGAACTTTAGGGAGGCACAGAAAGCATGAAGCCAAAGCTGAAGCCGCACGAATTTCTCTATGAAGGCAAATTGCCAGAAGAGTTCGATGCGCTCACAGATTGGACCCTAGGCAGCATCAAGCTCCTGCTTAAATTCGCAGAACTTTACCATGAGACCGCTAACGCGGAGTGAGGCACAGAGATGACGACTGAACACATTTTGGGCATGGAACCTGAGAATGTAGCACGGCAGATGATTCGTAACTACTTAAGCCTGAACACCAGAAAAAGCGTTTTGCCTGAATCGTGCGTGAGTTTGATGATGGAGTTTAATGAATGGTTAGTCAGCACCAATGAGACTTACCAGAAACTCGTCCTCGACAAAATCAATACGTCCCTCCCGTCTCCAATGGTAATCGAGCGGCCTAACAGCCCTGCTATATCTGACCTCGCGGAATTAGAAGGCATTATCAGTGAACTTAGGGCACAACTATATAGGGCGAATGCGGCTTACGTGTCTCAGTCGGACTTGCAGTCGCGCCTCCAGGCAGCCGAGCAACGGCTCCAGACTATGCAGGATGCGCTTCGAAGACTGTTGTTTGCATGTAACAACCAGAATCAAATTACAACTTTCGGCGGATTACTAGAGCGAATTCTGGCTGAGGCTGAGAAGGCGCTGGCTGCCAGCTCAAAGTAAAAAATGAAAAGGAGCACCATGAAAGGCTACAAAGGCTTCAACGATAAGCTGCAATGCACGCCCGAAGGCAAAGTGTTTCAATACGAAGTCGGCAAGGAATACGTTGAGCCGAAGGCCGAGCTTTGCCAAACTGGATTCCACTTCTGCGAGAATCCGCTAGACGTGCTGCGTTACTACCAGCCTGCGACCGGGCGCTATGCGGAGGTTGAGGCTGAGGAAGTTTCCGACAAGAAGGAATCGGATTCCAAGCGGGTCTCTAAGAAGTTGAAGATCGTTGCCGAAATCAAGCTGAAGTCGCTGATTGATCTTGGGGTAAAGTTTCTACTGGAGAAGGCTGACAAGCCTGTCTCGGGCGACTCCAGCCCTGCCGCGACTTCGGGCTACTCCAGCCCTGCCGCGACTTCGGGCGACTCCAGCCCTGCCGCGACTTCGGGCTACTCCAGCCCTGCCGCGACTTCGGGCTACTACAGCCCTGCCGCGACTTCGGGCTACTACAGCCCTGCCGCGACTTCGGGCTACTACAGCCCTGCCGCGACTTCGGGCTACTACAGCCCTGCCGCGACGTCGGGCAACTCCAGCC